ATTCAGGCGATGGCAGGGTGGCTACCCCAGCCCGGGAGGGTCTGCCAGCGGTGTCGGTTCCCCGTGGATTGCCCCAAAACCTTGGAAAAAACGGGAGACCGAGTAGCTAGGGCTGGACAGTTAAAAGTCCTGGAACAGGCGGTGAATCGATTAAGGGCCGAATTGAAAACCGAGGTCGAACTTGGAGGTTCAATTCAGGTCGGGAACGAAACCCTGGGATTTTTCCTCCATGAGAAAAAAAGTGTCCGGGATGTTCAAATCGTGGTCGAGATGCTAATCGCCCAGGGCGTGGATCGGACTCGGCTTTGGGATTCGCTAGGCATGAGCGTCACGGATTTGAAACGCTTGTGCAAAGGCAATAAGTCTCTGTGGGAAGCCGTGGAGAAACTGGTGGTGAAGAAGCAAGAAACATGGTTCCAATTCCGTGGAGCCGAGGAAGGAGCGGATGATGAACATCCAGCGACTGATTGAGATTCTGCAGATCACTACTGCCCAACTGAGAAAAGGCGCGGAAGTTGAGGGTGATCCCCAACTTGTCGAGCAATCTGCCGATGAATAATGAACTTGAGATTGGTTCATCTTCAAATGGAAATTCAAGGAAAGCACAGGATAGATATATTATGGAACGGAATTATGTATTTAGCAAAGCAGGGGGTGAAAAGTTGAAACTGGTGCGGCTTTGTGGTAGTTTTCCTCATTCGCAAGTGGGGGTGAGGAAAGATGAAAAGACCACCAGCATGGCTATCGTGGATTGCCGCAATAGATGGCATACTAGCATTCCCGGCAACATTGATAGCTCTTTGGAATCTAGCCAGTAAAGGCTTGGATAAGGTTAAAATAATGGACTTCAATACCAAATTAGAAATAGGCGTGGTAGTATTATTTGGGGGGTTGACATCCATATTATTTGTCTGGCATCTATTGGAAAAACATAATGTTTTTGATTCTGAAAGTAAACCACCAGACCCGCTAACCGAAGCTCTCCTTGAAGCGTTACCGGGATTGCCCGACTTCGGTCCAAGCAACCTGCATCAAGCGAGGTTGAAAAACTTGGGTTTAGACATTGGCCTTGATTCCGAACCTGCAACCCCGGAAGCAAGCCCAGAGGACAAAGACGGCCCCTGGGGACCAGCGAAACTAGATGAGGCAGACCAATTGGTTAACGAGGCGGTTGAGGAGGCATACGATCCCCCTCTTTGAAGAGGGGGTAAAAATAATTCTTGATATCCGGTTCCAAGCGTGGTATCATTATGGTATGAGGTCGGAAGGGCAAAAGTCCACTTGCAATGCGGTTTATAAGCTCGGTTATCATCTTGTATGGTGCACCAAGTATCGGAGGCAATGGTTGGTATCCCCGTGGGATCAGAAGATGCAGGAAGTTTTACACCGAGTTGCGACGGCACATCGGCTTGATCTGCAACAGTTAGAGGTCATGGCCGATCATGTGCATTGCTTCGTGGGTGCACCGCCATCCATGAGTCCGGCCAACATCGTTCGCATTCTCAAAGGCGCGGCCTCCCGCATTTTCCTCTACGAGAATCCTGGATTTCGACGGGGTATGAGGGGAAGCGAGCACTTGTGGAATCCTTCTTACTACATCGGATCGGTCGGGGATATGTCCCAGGCCGTGGTGCTCGAATACATTAAGCGGCAGAAACAGAATGCCTAAACTGACTTACCAATATCGAATCTACCCCTACGGCGATCAGGTTGTGCAGTTGGAGTCCTGGTTGGAGGCTTGTCGCCGGGTTTATAACGCGGCCCTGGAACAGAGGAAACTCGCACACCAGCACCAGGAAAAGGTCAGCTATCTGGATCAGCAAAAGGAACTGACGCAGGTTCGGGCTGAGTTCCCGGAATGCCGGGCCGTGATCCGCTTCTGCTACAAGCCCTTCCCCTTTAGGGGAGGGGTAGTTGACATCGAAATCGCTGGAAAGTGTTCTGGACACCCGAAAATTTCCAGGACATAAGGAAAGGATAATTATGACTTCCGAAGATCGGCTGAAACTGATCAAGGCATTTCTGGAAACTCAGTGCTTTCCCCTCATGGAAACCAAAGGCCGGGATTATTGCGCGGGACTCTCGGTAGTCGACGCGAACTCGAACTTTAAGGCATTGGCCGAGACAATGCAAGGCCGGGGTCTCGATGCGATGGATGTATGGTGGATATACCTGATGAAACAGATCATGGCGATCCAGACTTGGGTGAATACTCGGACCTTGGCTTCGGAGTCCCTAACTTCTCGTTTTGCCGATGCAGTGAATTACTTGCTGATCGGAATGACTCTGTTGGCCGAGTGGGAACCCCCGGTGATTGCCACCCATAAATGGTCATCATCGGAGATCGGCGAAGTCTCTGATGCGATTAGGCAAAGCACGGTTGATCCAAGTTTGGGAACTCTGCACAAACTGGGTCCGACTATTCCTGGCTTTCTCTCCGATACTCCACGTCGTTCCCTGACTCCACAGGACCGTGTGGCTCGGATTTTCAAGAAGCTGGATAATTCATACAAACCTGCCAAAGATGGTCCAAACTTGGGTATGCTTATTGAAGCTGAGATCAGATGGGCCGAGAAAGCCGCGACAGAAGTTACCCAAGTTCTACCTTCAATCCGGGAACTGATATCCAAGAGATCATTGGTTGCCCAAAAGTCAGCGGAAGAAGTGCTGGCTCTACACCCAACACCAGATGATCGCGCCCGAAATGTGGCAGACCAATGCGAGATGCCTGATCGTCCTTTTCGTCATAAAGTAATTAAGTTGATCGTCCAGGCAATCCAGGAAGCCGTCATCAGTGCGTTTGTCCAGGCTAATGTGCGAGAGGCAGAATAATGCGTGGTATCTCGTTTCAGCCAGACATGGTGCAGGCTATCGCTGAGGGCCGCAAGACCCAGACCCGGAGGATGATCTCGAATTGGCCCCATAAGGTCGGGGAAGTGCTGTATGTAAAAGAACAATGGTGGAAACGTAGATCACTCGCAAGCCTTTTTTCCCCTATACCTAATATCAACGAGGAGAAATGGAGACGACAACCCGCGATGTTCATGCCCCGGAAGTTGACTCGGTATTATATCAAGATCACGGCGGTGCGGACTCAGCGAGTGCAGGAGATTACGGAGGTCGAAGCCCAAGCAGAGGGAATGACAACACTTATGTCTAATGGCAAAACAGGATACTGTGATGTATTCAAAATTGTGTGGCATTCCTTGTATCCACCTGCCCCGAAAGAAATGTGTCCGCACCCACGTAGCCCGGATGATAATGTGGCCCCGATCTACCGCAAACGTAAGCATCAAAAGAAATGGGACTATGCTTGGCATTTGAACCCAGAGGTCCAGGTTTACGAATTCGTAAGGGAGGAAAAACTGTGAAACGTTTGCTAGTCATTTTATTGGTGCTCATCGCCAATCCAGTATGGGCTGGCCCAATAGATGGGTATTTTTGCACTCGATGGGGCATGAGTCCGAAAGCCGTAGTCGAATCCGCATGTTTAGCCAAATACAAACTTGAATGGATTGACCGTAATAGTGTGCGCTACATTACCACCAATCAGTCTGGCAAAAGGGTGGTAATATTTTCTTTTACGCCCGATACTCGGGAATTATTTGGAGTAACGGAGATCACCCATTATACGAACCGCCAAACCTGTGAGGGGTTAAACCACTTGGCCTACAGTTTAAGCCTTTATCCTTTTCACTCTCCAACCTACTATGATTACGATGCGTGTAGCTATTTCTGGCAGGACACTAGCGGAGAAATGATCCTGATGATGGTCGCGGCGGAGGGGCATACTATCGTGTGGATGCTCTCGATTCCAGGTGTGGTTTCTCGAATGAGATGAGGTTCAAATGACTAAAATGCAGATTACGGTTCGGCGATCTGGCGGGCAAGAATCTGGTATGGCCTACGATTCGGGTGTGCCAGGATTGGCGATCAATCGTAGGATGTTTAACGATAATGCAGATTGGGTCATCACCCATATCGGCACGGGTCTGATCGTGCCCCATTATGGTTATCGATTTCGGAATCTCCGAGAGGCCCAGGCATTTGCAAAATCCATAGCTAAGATTGCGAATTGGACATTCCGACTCTCGTTCAAAGCCGAAGCAACTAGCGTGAATATCATCCAAGCTTTTCGGAGAACCAACCCCAGGCGATCTTGGGAGAACTTGGGCAAACGAATTGGAGGAATTGCAAAGAAAAGGAGAAGCTGATGGCGGAGGAAAAGATGAAAACGACAGTGGAATACCGTGGCAACGTCGCGGAATTGCGACCCGGGGACCTGGACAATCCGGTGTTTCGGCAATTAGCCGAGGACGAGGATGTGGTTAAGCATGTGCTCGGACCCGAGGAACGGGCCAAACGCGAAGCCCTGTTGGAGGAACTGCTAAGGGTCATCCGGGAACGATTGCAACTAATGGATGCGAAGCGGACCTACAACAAAAGCGTGAATGAGACTCTGGCCGAATTGGACGAGCGGATCGATAAGATTTCGGACCGGATTCGGACTTTGGACAAACCCGGTCCACTGTTCGACCAGGAGAAAACTCGAGTGGAGGACCTTTCGGGTCCAGAAGGAGGGTAAGTTGGACCTCAAGCAATGTGACGCCGCCCATTGTGGGCGTAAAGTCTCGGCCAACTCGATGAACAGGCGTTGGCTCCAAATCTTTCTCAGCTACAACACGAATCAACAGCAGCCAGATGATGACAGCCTGGAAATCGAACTCGTGCTTTGTCCAACGCATCGAAAATTGGCGGGTGACCTCATCGGAGAGGTGATTCAGAAAAAACTCAAATAGGAGGAACTAATGGCCGAAATAGTTAAAGTAGATGGGGCAATCAGTCGGTATTCGGGCACCCTGTTAACCCGGACGATCTCGCTTGCGGTTGATCAGATGACCGTGACGGCGGAATCCGCTGGGGAATTCTCACTTCCAGCGGCGGCGGCGGATCATCCGGTGGATGTCCTGGACGAGACGGCAGGAGAATTCCAACTTCTGATGCTCCGAGCTTCTGCCGAGGTCTATGTCCGGCTATTTGACGGCTACGGGCCACAGATCAAGGTCCGAGACTTATTTCTGTGGATCAATCAGGACTCACCGGAGATGGACGATCCGAATTTGTATATTACGAACCCGGATCAGGTAAATCCCGTGACCGTGGAATTCGTAGTGCTTGCGTGAGCTACGACGGCACGGAGTTTGGAACCGAGTGTGATCGGGACTTTCTGATCGACACGGCGGAACTCCGCCGCTGGCACAAACTGCTAAAACCGATACGGGAGCAGATCGTGCAGATCGGTGATGCGGAGTTCCGAGTGATCTTGCATCCGCTGATGCCATTGAGGGGATTCGCCTTGGTGCGGAGAGAGCATGGCAGATAAATCAAAAATTGCGTGGACGAACGCGACCTGGAACCCCGTCACCGGCTGCACGAAGATTAGCGAGGGTTGTGCCAACTGTTATGCCGAGCGCATGGCTCACCGGCTCCAGGCAATGGGACAGGTGCACTACAAAGATGGGTTTGCGGTCAGGATGCACCCGGACACCCTGGACATCCCCTACGACTGGAAAAAGCCGCGTCGAGTCTTTGTCTGTTCTATGAGCGACATTTTCCACGAAGACGTGCATCCGGGATTTGTTTTCGATGTCTGGCACACGATGGTCGTGTGCCATCGGCACACTTATCAAGTCCTGACCAAACGGCCTGAACGGACACAGATGCTGGGTGATCTCCGCTGGTGGCCGCAAAATATCTGGATGGGGGTGACGGTCGAGAACGGACGGAACGCTCCGCGCATTGCCATCCTTCGGAAAATCCCCGCCACCGTGCGCTGGCTCTCGCTCGAACCCCTGCTCAGTCGGATTCCGCCCCATGCCTTGGAAGGCATGGACTGGGTAGTGGTCGGCGGCGAATCCGGGCCAGGAGCCAGAGAGTGCAAACCCGAGTGGGTGAGAGAAATCCGGGATGCGTGTGTTAAACGCCACATCCCGTTCTTTTTCAAGCAATGGGGTCCGCATGGGGCTGGCCGACTCCTTGATGGCCAGGAATGGTCGGAGTTTCCAGGAGACCGAGCGATTTCTAAACTCCAGAGGAGCAGATAATGCGCTATGCTTCAAAAACCCGAGTCGGGTCTGATCGTTCCAAAGCAGAGATCGAACGGTTGCTGACTCGCTATGGTGCCGATGGATTTGGCTATCTTTATTCAGGCAAAGATGCAATGGTGGCTTTTCGGCTCAATAACCGTTCGATCAAAATTCGTCTGCCCCTACCGAGCCGGGACGATCCCCAATTTTCACAGTGTTTGGCCGAGGAAGCCCCCTGCCCTTAGGCGGGGGGAGGAATCGGCCATCTCCTTTCTGAAAAATAGTTCTTGACATCCTATTGAACTTGGGATACAATGAGTAGCATGAACCTGACGATCAAAACGAAGTTGTTGCCGACCCTGGAACAAGGGGAATCCTTGCTTCGCACGATCCGGGCCTTCAACCGGGCTTGCAACTATATTTCCGGCATCGCTTGGACAGATCAGAGGTTCGGCAAAGTCCATCTCCAACATCGAACCTACCGGGAAGTCCGGGATCAGTTTGGCTTGTCCGCCCAGATGGCAGTCCGGGCCATCGGCAAAGTTTCGGAGTCCTACAAAGCCGAGAAGAAAAAACAGCATCAGTTCAAGGAACTCTCGGCCATTGTTTATGACCAGCGCATCCTTTCGTTCAAGGCCCTGGATCGGGTGAGCATCTTGACTTTGGATGGTCGGATTCTGCTCCCCATGATCTGCGGAACCTATGCTCAACTGCATAGGCAGATGGTTCGGGGCCAAGCGGACTTGCTGTTCAAGTGCGGTAAATTCTTTCTCTGCATCTGCGTCGAAGTCCCGGACGGAACCCCGATAGACCCCAAAGGAACCCTCGGGATTGACCTGGGGTTGTCCAACATCGCCACGACCTCGGATGGTCAGTTTTTCTCCGGCAAAGCCGTGAACCGAGTTCGAGTCCGGGCCAACCGACTGAGAAAGAATCTCCAGCATTGCGGCTCCCGCTCGGCCAAGCGGCATTTGCAAAAGGCGTCGGGTCGGGAGCGAAGATTTAAGCGTAACGAAAACCACCGCATCTCCAAATCCATCGTGCGCACGGCCAAAGACACCGGCAGGGCCATTGCCCTGGAGAACCTGAAAGGTTTCCAGCCAACGGTTCGGAAGGCTGACCGCGAACGGTTTGGGAAGTGGGCATTTTCGGAACTTCGGCAATTTATCTCCTACAAGGCGAAACTCGCGGGTATCCCAGTCATCGCGGTTGATCCGCGCAACACCAGTCGCCAGTGCTCTGCCTGCGGCCATACCGAGAAGGCGAATCGCCGATCCCAATCTGAGTTCCGATGTGTCCATTGCGGTCTGACTCTCCATGCTGACCTCAATGCCGCGATCAACATTGCGGCGCGGGCACCAGTCAATGTGCCTATCGTAGCCCCGATCCAACATCCTGATCTTCGGGAGCTACAAGCCCGTCCCCTTCAGGGGATGGGTGGTTGACTGAGTAGCTGGTTGGGCCAGTTCAGGGCCACTGTGGAACCGCTGAGAGCCAGTTTCAGGGCTACCTGGGATGCAAAAAAGTCCATAAAAGGGTTTAAAAATGCAAAAACTTGCAAGATCGGTTCTGGCCATCGTTTGTAAGTGTTTGATATTCCACGCCTAGATGCTTTGGCATACTATTGGCATACTAATAAGTCGAATCGCAAAGGAGATTCAGGATGGCCTTCAATCAAACGCTTTATCAAACAACCCATCGTGCCCTCGGGCTATCGAATCACGAAGTTGCCCGAAGAATCGGTATCGGTTATCAGAGTCTCTGCGAGTGGCGACGTGGAGCCAGCCATCCGAAACCCGAAAACGAAGCAAAACTTCATCAAGTGCTTGGCCTGGAATTGGGTCAACTTTTCAAGGAGCAACAAGGAGCAACCATGATCGGCATCTGTCAAACTTGCGGCTCCAAAACTTGTGTGAGTTCTCGACGCGGCTCTCGGTTGGCCGACCATCGATGCCACTGCGGAGGCAACCTCCAGCCCCTGATTCGTGCTCAGTTGGAAATGTTTTTCAAGTTGAAAAAGGAAGTGGCGATGAGGAGGAGAGATGGAGATTACACCTGACGCTGACAACAACGGTTGGTCAGGATTTGAACGTAGTGTAACATTGGAAGTTCTTTTTGTCAAGTCTTTTCGGAAAGGAAAGGGTAAGCAGAAATGAAGATCATCAGCCTCCAAGCCGAGAATGTGAAAAAACTCCGGGCCGTGGAGATCACGCCCCAGGGCGATGTGGTGGTGATCGCCGGTCGGAACGGCACGGGCAAGACCAGTGTGCTGGATGCGATCTACATGGCATTGACGGGCGATCTTCCGCCCAAACCCATAAGGGAGGGCGAGGATCGAGCGGAGATCAGGCTGGACATCGGCACCTACGTCGTGAAACGCACGATCATCCGCCAAGCTGACGGGGAGTTCACGACCTACTTGAAGATCGAGACCCCGGACTCGGCGGTGCTGAAGTCCCCGCAGAAAGTCCTGGATTCGGATGCGCACCGAACCGCCCTGTTCGAGAACCGAACTGAGGTGAACCGGGAAGTCCGACATCTGGAAGGTCAAGCCCAGATGTTCCAGCCAGCGAATTTCGCCGATGTGCCAGAATCTCCAGTCCGGGTCGATGAACTGATGAAAAAATATCGGCATCTGGGTAATCTCATTGAGGCTGAATTGGCTTCCAGGAAAACCGCCGATATTTTGCGCGACAAAATTCTTAGCCTGAAATCCCAACTTGCTGAAGCCGAATCCGCCATGGAAGCAATCAAAATAATTCCCGATGTCGAACTTCAGAGTCTCACAGCTAGTCGGTTGGAAGTCGAGAGCCAGATTGATGGGGCTGATCGAGCAAACCAAAAGATCAGACTTCGGGATGAATATCGAAAAGTTCGGGAACATCTGGCTGAGAAAAGTCTGGAATCGGAGAAATTCACGGCAGAGATTAAGAGCCTAGATCAAGCGAAAGAACAAGCGGTTCGGGACGCGAAAATGCCCATCGATGGTCTGGGATTCGATGACTCGGGCGTGACTTACCGAGGACTCCCGTTCACCCAACTGAGTTCTTCCGAACAGTTAAAAATCTCGCTGGCGATGGCGATGGCGATGAACCCCACGCTGAGAGTCATCCGCATCACCGACGGATCGCTCCTGGACTCGGAGAATATGCGGATCATCCAGGAGATGGCTCGGGATCAGGATTACCAAATCTGGATCGAGCGAGTAGATGAAACAGGTGCTGTGGGAATTATCATCGAAGAAGGGGAGGTCAAGAATGTCCAGCGATAAAAAGGAACGGAATATCGGTGAGGTCATGGGGCGGTTACAACTGGACCAAGGGCAGGGGGAAACAATGAAAATCGAAAAAAACGGCGAAAACGAAACCTGGGCGGTGCACAGCGATTCCGGCAACGTCTATGAGGTCCGGTTTCTCGGAATGGACGGCGAGTTGCGGCGATGGGCCTGTTCCTGTCCCGCCGGTGAGCATGGCCGGAAATGCAAACATGCGGTTGCAGTGGCTGACCAGACCGCGAGCACGGCCGGGGAGGAGGGGATGGACGCCGGCGGAGGCGATATTTTCGGCTGCCGGCCCAATTCCAGCTCGGGCCGTCCGATGGCGGACCGTTACGGTTGTTAATCCAGACCAGCGAAGGAGGAGGAGGAAAAAATGGAAACAGCGGCGGAAATTAGACTCAGATTTGCGGAGCAGGATTTGAAAAAAATCCGGCACAAACTCAGGAAACTGGCGGCGTGGGCGGCGGAAAACCATTCTGATAGTCAATTCTATGTGGCCCGCCCGGATTTCAAGCCCAATGAGGATTGGAGCGGATCGGAGCCGGGAGAGAATGGAGGAGAGATTCACCTGATCGCGCAGAGTGAAACCGAATGTCTCTACGGTGAGACAACCGACAACCCGGACCAGGCGGATTATCTGATAACCTCTGTTGGGATTGCCCAAGGCAATGACCTCATGGTCGAGCAGGTGTTGGACATTTTGTTTGGTTGTCAATCGCAATGGCCCGACGGCTACGCCCAAACACAAGGTTGGAAAATTTGACCCCTGCCTCGGGCCGTCCGAGTGGCGGCCAGGATCGGGCGGTCAACCCGGACGGGCCGGAGCAAGGCATGAGTGAGATTGTCAATAAGCTGATTTGCGGAGACAATCTGGAGGAGTTAGTCAAGCTCCCGAAGGAAAGTGTTGACCTGATTTATATTGACCCGCCGTTTTTTACCCAAAAACCTTATGAAGTTGTATGGGGAGATGAGGCAGAGGTTCGGAGTTTTGAGGATAGATGGGAGGGAGGAATTGAGCATTTTATTAGCTGGCTGGAGCCAAGAGCGCAATTATTATGGAAAGTATTAAAAGCCACAGGCTCTTTTTATATACATTGTGACTGGCACGCGAACGCACATATAAGAATCATGTTGGATAAGATTTTTGGGGATCAGAATTTCAGAAATGAGATAATCTGGAAACGCACTCATGCTCATGGTTCTTCTAATAAGTTTGGGCCAGTGCATGATACGATTCTATTCTATTCCAAAAGCAAAGATTATATCTGGACTGATTCCAAAGGTGAGCATGATCCAGAATACATTGCCAATCATTTTAACTTAATAGATTCGGATAATCGCCGTTTCCAGGCAATTTCACTAACAGGGGCGGGAATAAGACATGGGGATAGCGGTCAACCCTGGAAAGGCATTGATCCGACAAAGGTAAGCCGGCATTGGGCAATTCCAGGAAAAGTAATAGCAAGATTAAAACTCGGTGGTTCTACAGTTCAAGAGAAATTAGATTCCCTAGATAAAGCAGGAAGGATTTATTGGCCTAGCAAACGGGGCGGAACCCCTCGGTTAAAATGGTATGTTGATGAACTGGAAGGTCCTGCTTTATTAGACTTGTGGACTGATATTTCCCCCATTTCTGCAAAATCCGCCGAACATCTGGGTTATCCAACCCAGAAACCACCACGGCTATTGGAACGCATCATTAAAGCCAGTAGCAATGAAGGAGACATGGTATTAGATGCCTTCTGTGGTTGTGGAACCGCTTGTATTGAAGCTCACAAATTGGGAAGGAAGTGGATCGGCATAGATATATCGCCAACTGCTATAAAGGTTATAGAAAATCAATTGAAGAAAATTGGTGCTTTAAAAGATAAGGATTATATTCTAATCGGTGCTCCCACTACGATTACACAATTGAAGGACCTAAAACCCTTTGAATTTCAAAACTGGGTTATCAATGAAATGCAAGCCAAACATAGCCGCAAGAAAGTTGGAGATATGGGGATAGATGGCTATGTTGAACCCAATTTATACAGGGAAAAAGCCGGAATCCAAGTCAAGCAATCAGAGGGAATTGGCCGGAACGTGGTAGATAATTTCAAGTCCGCGCTAGATCGTGCGAAATTTAAAAAGGGTTACATTGTCGCGTTTAGTTTTGGGAAAGGGATTAAAGAAGAAACGGCTCGCCTGAAGAATACAGGGGAGGTGGATATTGAACTAGTTACAGTTGAAGATTTGCTTTCTAAGAGGGTAGTATTGGGCAAAACATGAATCACAATAAATCCAAATCCAAAAGATTGGGGAAAAATTGGGGTCAAGGTAAGGATTTTGCCGGAAAGCGCCTTTTGTATAAGGATTCATCAAACTTTGTCGGACAAAACAGAATAGCCATAAGGGGTTGAAAATGAGTAACCACAGATTGACACTAACATTCCAGGGTCTCGCTAGTGAGGGAGGGAAGGTGCGCCTTGGTGATTTCATAAATACATTGCAGTGTCTCTCTGCTATCACAAATGAAGCCGATATGGAAACATCCGAGGGGGGTAGCAAAACATTTTATTTGAGGGTTATTGACATAAGTTTTTCTAGCCCCTATAAAATTACCGTTGAGCCCTGGTCCACTGGTGCGGATCATCTGTGTTCCCTTTGCACCGCTGAAAATGCGGAGTTAAATGGAAATCCGTGGGTATGAAACGCGGCACCTACCGATCACTCCATACCGCGCTGTTTGATGACCTGGATTACGAGCGGTTGAGTCCCGAGGCCCGGCACACGTTGCTGGTTCTCCGCATGGGGTCCCAGTCGAACATCGCATGTATTTACCGGCTGAGAATAAACCTCTTGACTGAAAATACTGGATACCCCATTGATACCCTATCCCATACCCTCACCGAACTCCAAGCCCCGCATGAATGGATTGCGTATGATGGAGTGGTAGTCTGGATAAAAAACGGGTTAAAATTCGATCCATCGTGGAAACCGGATAACCCGAAACTCCGCAGAGCCGTTGAGAAAATCCTTAGTGGACTGCCCAAGAGTTTGATCATCAAACGGTTCTGTGACTACTATCAATTCGACCTTCCACGCGATACCCTATTCAATAGGTATGATGGGGGTATGGATTCTCCTATTCCTAATCCTATACCTATACCTATACCATCATCATCAGATTCGGTGATTGGTATATCAACTGATGATGATGAATTTTCAAAATTAAAGACCGAACTCCAAAGCATGGGATTGGCTCCCGACCTTGTGAACCAAGTAATAGGCCATCGACAATTGCTCAATCTGGCGAACCTCGCGCAGGACATCCGACGATTGATCCATTATTGCCAGACCCACTCCACCAAAAATCCGGTGGGTCTGATGCTCACCATCCTGGATCAGCCGATGGTCGAACCGACACCCAAAGAATTGGCGAGGAACCAGGAACAACAGAACAAAAAACGAGAAGAAGCGTCGAGAAAAATCGAGAATGAAACCAAACAGATTCGATTGTTGGAAAAACAAGTTGATGAATGGTATGCAAGCCAATCAGCAGAGCGACGGATAGAGATCGATCAACGGGCGGAATCCAGGAGAGGGGATGGGACTTTCCGAACCCCCCTTGTCGTGTGTCGAAGAGAGATCGCGATGGAAATGATTCAAACACTTGACACGGAGGAGGAATAACATGGACGAAATTAGAGATATTCTCGGCCAGTTTGTCGAGGGGAAATCCTCGTTTATTGAAACGCAGAATCGCCTTGAGGCTTTTGTCCAATCCGAAACAGCGGCGGAACGGGAGCGGGCGGAGAAGGCGGGGTCGGATTGTTAATCGTTTCTGTCTGGATTCGACGGGGGTAGAGAAAGTTGAAGTTTATCGAATCGGTAAATATCTTTTGATCGAGGGGCAATAATGAAAATACTAAAACCTAACCATGATGGAGGATGGAGAAGGAAAATGAACAAAAAAGAATTGGCTGTGGAAATTGCTCATCTATTGCATCAGTTCCGGGAAGGCAACAATGATTGGAGTTTGACTGAAAGATTTATTATGTTGAAGGTGAATGTTTTTGTCCAATCTGAAACAGCGGCGCAACGGGAGCAGGCGGAGGAGGCAAAGGCTGCTCTTGCCCAAGTCCAGTCCGAGCGTGACCTGGCCTTGGCGGATAATGCGGCGATGACCGAAGTTCTGTTTGGATCGGGACAGGTTTTCCGTTGTTGGGATTCAACCCAAAGAGAAAAAACTGGAAGGGTTAAACTTGATCTTGTTATAACCGGGGAAGACTTTGACAGATTAAAACAGCCCCATCCCGGCCAAGCCCTGCTCGACCGGATCAAGGAATTGGAGCAGGAGTTTAAGCGGTTGCGGCGATTCAAGGAAAATGTAAAACGCGAGGAGTTCAATTATGACCGAGTCGTGATGGAGGAGGAAAAGGAATGACTTACGGGCAACTCAAAAAGGAAGTGAACGCCGCCTGGAAAGAATTACATGAAATAGAAGTTGGTATTTCCTTGCAAAGATTGCGCACCGCGATGAAAGGAGGAGAAAAATGAGCAAGAAAAAAACGATGGTCGTGCAAAGAAATTGTGAAATCAAGGCCCTTTCCGAAGTGTATGAGGCGTTAAACGGCGCTTGTCTCGGTTGGAGAGCGCGGTAAGTTGACAATGACCAGGGCTATGCACTTGCTGACCGATGGTTCGGATAAGTGATGGTGGACTGGCGGCTTTAACCGATTGATTAAATGAAAGCTCCATTCCCTTACTTCGGCGGTAAGTCCATGATCGCGTCCGTAGTCTGGGCCGCCCTCGGCGATGTGGCCCATTACATTGAGCCGTTTTTCGGCTCCGGGGCGGTGTTGCTCAATCGGCCCGGTTATGATCCAACCCGGCATACAGAAAGTGTTTGCGACAAGGACGGGTTCGTAGCGAACGTTTGGCGGGCGATTCAGTTCAGCCCGGAGGAAACGGCCAAGTGGTCAGACTGGCCCGTGAACCATGCCGACCTTTGCGTCCGGAGAGCGGCCTTGATTAAAAACGAGGGACGGCTACTTGAAAACCTGATTGCCGATGATCGCTGGCACGATCCGGTCATGGCCGGTTATTGGATTTGGGCGGCCTCATGTTGGATCGGATCAGGCTTGACTCGTCCTAATGCGAGACCGCACCTGGGCGACACGGGGAAGGGCGTTCATGCCATCGGCAAGAGACCGCACCTGAGCGACGCGGGGGAGGGGGTTCACGCCATCGGCCAGAGACCGAACCTGGGCAACACGGGGACGGGCGTTCACGCGGCTCGCAATGAGAATATCTACCGCTGGTTTGGGGAACTTTCCGCCCGGCTCCGGTACGTCCGCGTAGTCTGCGGCGATTGGACGCGGGTCTGCGGCGGCAACTGGCAGGATCATTCCGGTATTTGCGGAATGTTTTTTGACCCGCCCTATTCGGTATCGGATAGAGACTCCGGCATTTACCATCAGGAGAGCTTGACGGTGGCCCAGGACGTAGGCGCATGGTGTCGGGAGCGGGGCGAGAACCCGCGCTATCGGATCGTGTTGGCGGGTTATGAGGACGAACATGACCTGCCCGGATGGAGAGTCCACAAGTGGAAGGCCCAGGGCGGATACGGGAATCAAGGCAAGGGCCCGGGCATGGAGAACCGCCACCGCGAACAGTTATGGATCAGCCCGCATTGCTTCCCAACTGAGCAATGGCAGGCGGGGCAGATGAGTCTGCTGAAAAATGTATAATTGGAAAAAGGACGTGAAGAGTGAATGAGTTGTCCCTGTTCTCCGGCGCTGGTGGTGGATTGCTCGGAACACATCTTTTGGGTTGGCGACCCGTGGGTTATGTAGAATTGGATGATTACTGCCAGAAAGTAATTGCGCAAAGGATCAGAGATGGATACTTGCCAAACGCCCCTATCTATGGCCCTATCCGAACATTCATTGATTCGGGAGCCGCAGACCTTTATAGAGGAGTTACGGACATCATTGCGGCAGGCTTCCCCTGTCAGCCCTTCTCCGTCGCCGGAAAGCGTCAGGGAGATATGGATGAGAGAAACCTCTGGCCTGACACCATTCGCGTCATTGGAATCGTCCGGCCCAAGTTCTGCCTGCTGGAAAACGTCCCAGGTCTCCTTGCTCACCCTTACTTCGGAACCATTCTCCGGGACTTGGCCGAGAGCGGGTATGATGCTCGATGGAAAGTTATATCAGCGGGAGAACTGGGAGCGCCGCAGCGGAGAGATCGGCTCTGGATTGTGGCGGTCGCCCGGAAGTTCGGACGGCGAGGGCGGGATCATGGAGATGCGGGATGGGATGGCGGGCAGATACAAACTCCGGGATCATGTTCAGGAGATCAACCGCCAGTTCTGGCCGACTCCAAGGCAAAGCAATCCGGGAAGTCGCCCAAATCAGAAAGGCGGGAAGATATTGGCAGAGGAAGTGAAGAAGTGGCCGACACCGACAGCATCCGAGCGGGAGAACGACCCGGAAGCCATACCATCGGAAGCCAGTTTGGAAAAATATCGCACTGGGCAGATCAAGCGAATTCGCAAGACCAAAGCACCGACATTGACTACGGCGGTTGGTGGTCTCAGGACCCCGCAGACTTACCCGACCCCAAAAGTTCCGAGTGGAGGGGGACAGGTAGAACGCAAAACCAGGGGCGGGGGGATTCGGAAGTTGGAGGACAAAATTTCGGCGCAGATCGGACGGGACAACGCCCAACTCAATCCTTGTTGGGTTGCGTGGCTGATGAATTGGCCCATAAATTGGGAATCGTTGGAACCTTTGTCCGCCCAAGATTTCGAGGATTGGTTGACCAGAACCTTTGACGGCTCATGGTGGGAGCAAGACCCCGCTGATGATGGGCTGATCCCGAGAGTTACCGAAGATAAAACTGATCGGGTAGCTAGGCTCAAAAGTTTGGGCAACGGCCAAGTTCCTCTGTGCGTGGCCGTGGCTTGGGCAATTCTGACTGGAAAATGAAAGGAACGACAATGGACGCGAAAGAATTGGCAGCGAAACTTCATGGCCGGGAGTATCGGGAGGAAATGACCGAGGAGGAAATCGGGCAGGCGAAGGAGGCCGGATTGGTCGTGGTTTATGGAGCCTCGGATGATCTGATAGAATTCCGTGGTGCGATTTATGACGAATTCGTCTGTTTCAGGGGCGGAACAGCATACCTGAATGAGCACGGGTTAATTCAGAATGAATGTCCCGAAGAAGACTGTCCGTATTTTCGGCATCTGATCCAACAGACGGTGGAGATCACTGCAGTGTGGGCCGAGGGCGAAACCTCCTGGACCTACAAGACGGACATCCCCCATGAGACCTTTGACATCATGGAAGAAGGCAAGGTCTACTGTCGCGGTCTCGTGTTCTCGCTCCAAAATTTGGAAGAGGCGGTGAAGCAAATTCGGGAAAAAAGGGAGGCGGAAAGGATGACCCCCCAAGGTGGATGGAATCGACGCTAAGGTCTGTCGTTTTTGTCGCAATGATGATCGAACCTCGGTGGTCTTTAACTCCAAGGTCTGCCAGAGCAAACGCCTGAAAAACTGGTCGGCCTGCCTGGGTTGCGAGCACCTTAAAGGAGGGATCGTGGAATCCGAAACTCAGTCGTTGGAAGAATTAACTAGGCGGGGCAGGCGGAGCCAGTGCGAGAAGTGCGGGAAGTGGGTGGCGAACCGCTGGATCGCTCAGCATCGCGGAACCTGCGGCCAGGGTTCGGGGAAGGCCCTGGCGGCTGACCTATGCCCCCATTTCCAGGAGAAAGGGGAGCCGATAAAGCCCGGGGGCAAGGAATGCCAGATCATCCGCCGGAATCATGGTAAGGTGGTCTGTAATCAATGCTCCTTGGTCCCGGAGAAGAAGGTCCGGGAGCCGAAGGCGAAGAAGTTGTTGCCGGTGGAGGTTAAAACTCCACATGTGTTCATTGTCAACCCCGAGGCTACGACTGAGGACCTCATGGAACTTCGGAACCGGATCGAACAGATCATACTTCAAAGGATGATTCCCAAAAAACTTCTCTGATTTTCAACCTCAATGAAACAAATTTGATTCGTCAAAACGAATCTCTTATTGGATAGGTAGGATTTTACCTGTCCGATTTCCATGCCTGAAGGTCAAAACACAACTCAACCCACGGAAAACATACAAGAAAGTCCTGTTCAGGGTGAAATTCTGGCAGAAAACCAAACAAACAATTGTGGACACAATCTGACACTTTTGAATTCCCGGCAGGAAAGAGCTGCCTATTTATTGGCCTCGGGCCAGAGCCTCACCGCGACTGCGAAGGAAATCCAGGTTCACCGGCAGACCCTGTATGTTTGGATGGCTGAGCCAGCGTTTGAGATCGAATTACAACGATTGCGGTATGAAGTCCGGCTCGCGGTTCACGATCAGTTACTGGCCGGGGCCACCAAGGCGGTGCAAGTTATTCTTGCGGAACTGGGAAACAGCAAGGCGGCGATCCGGCTCAAAGCCGCGATTGAGGTTCTCCGGGGTCTGAGGTTCTTGTCCCCAGCTATCCAACCGCCAGAAGAAGCCCCGGAGCTTCCAGCAGAGACCTCGGGGCGCGGGTTGCTTGAAGACCTATCGAAGTTGACTCCCGAGCAGGCCCAGGCCCTGTTGGATGAATTTGGGGGTGATCGGTGACCGAGGCGGGGAAAGAGATGGAGAAACTGCAGCGGATTCTCGCCTCGGGTTCTTTGTCTGAAAGTCATCGTCGGCAATTACTGGAGGTTCTGGAATTGATCGCCCAAGGCCAGACCGACATCGTAAAACGGCTCCAGCGCAAAGCCTGGGAGACACTGGAGATTTCTGCGGACCTGCGGAACATCAGCCTGCGCAATTTTGAACCAGCGAGACGGATTCCCCCGATGGATGAGTTCATGTTAAGCCGGAAATACATGAATCGGAGAGAGACCTATCCCCGGATTATGGACATCATGATGGCGGCGGATGATCCGACGGTCAGGGAAGTCTATATCTGCGCGGGCAAGGGCGTGGGCAAATCCCATATTTGTTCGGGTCTCCTGTCTCGTGGGGCCTTTATCCTCAACTCTTATCCAGCCGTCCGGGAAATTTATCATACGGCTCCCGGGGTATTCATCCTCATGTTGAACATGAGCATCTCCGCCACCGAAGCTCAGGGCGTGATCTTCCAGGAATTGAAATCCATGATCAAATACTCCGCGTGCTTCGCCAATGCTCAGATCAATACGCGGGACATCAGATTTCCGAACGATGTTTTGGCAGTCTGCGGTCATTCGGGATACCAAGCGTTTTACGGTTTCAACATATTTTACGGATGCGTGGATGAAGCCTCGCACTTTGATGAGACCCCGGATCATGACGTGGCGCAGGAAATCGCCCAGGGTATCCGGGCTTCGCAGATTACGCGATTTCCCCTGGATTATAAGTTCATTGCGATTTCCAGCCCGAGAGACGAATCGGATTTTCTAGTGCGGAACCTCAACGAAATCAAGACCCGGGGCCAAGCGGTGAAAATTTTTCGCGGGGACAGCGATTCCGATATGTCGCCCTTAACGGTTCACTGAAAGGAAAGGCAATGCCAAGCAAACGACCAACGATGACCATGCAGGAAGCGATTAAACAGCAGAACGCGGAAGAAGTGCAAGCCCTGATTGACGATGCGTATTACATCATCGATGAGGACTTGGACCTAGCCGAAGACATGATGCACAAGGCCGATGACATTATGGATATTCTCGTCGGTGCTCCGGCTGGACAGGGCGGTGGCGGACTTCAGGATGAGGAACCCGAGGACGAGTTCCCGCACACGCGACGAATGGCCGAAGAAGAACCGGAGCAGGATTGATGGTCGATAACGCTGGACGGTGCATGGAGTGCGGCTCTGTGGTGGAGAGCAGCAATGGCTTCTGCTATCGGTGTCATTCTCGACTGGACTACCACTTCACGAGTGTGCCGACTGTGCAGATCACACAAGCCGAGCATCAGAGACTACTGGAGATCGAGCGGGAATACCAGAAGATCATGCAGAGATACCAGCCCTATCAGACTCCAATTTATTTGGTGCCGCAAAGGACAATTGTGTGGCCCGCATGGGAACCCGTGGAATTCCGGGGCTTCTAATGATTGCGGATAATTTGCTACGTCAGATTGCTCGAACGGACTTGATCCAGGTCGAGGCCGTGGACGCGACGAATCCTCCCCAACCGCCTTCGATGACACCTCCGCCTCCAACCCCTGCCCCTGGGAGTCCTGACCAGACGATTCAGCAGTTGCAGAATCTCCAGCAATCCGTGAACGATCTTTCAACGAAGATCGATACGCAACAGAAGCCCCAAACCCCCCAAGCACCACAGGCGAACCAACAACAGGTGAACGTGCTCCAGCAGATGTCGAACGCGCTTCAACAGCAGGTGTCGCAGATGCAGAATACCAAGGCATCGGCGCGATCCTCATGGCAAAGCCTGTGGCTTGATCCCCAGGGTAATGTCTATGATGCAGAAGGCACTCACGAATCTTGGCTTGAATGGAAAGGCAAGCGGATGGGAATTAAGCCTGCCAAGGGCGAGCCGTATCCGGGTATCGCAGAAGCAATCAAGGCTGGCTGGATTCGGTTAATGGTATTGGAAAATGAAGTAGGAATTCAATCACCCAGACAAGACGATACGACACTTCATCAAGTTCAGTTAACTCTGTCTTCGAGAGGTATCAAGCGGCAATACTTTTCGTGGGAACCATCGGGTGGCCACATATTCACCGGGCTATTTGACGACTTTGCCACAGCCAACCATGTGTATGAGTTGCGGCGCGGCTTGAATGAACCGACAACGGCTCTGGCCTCGGTGATCCGCCGGACTCCGATGTGGAAAGGTAGCACTTTGCGGATCGCGCCCTTGTGGCTTCCAAGTCTTCAGGTCGAGGCCCGAGTTCTCGCTCAGGCATTGAATCGGGAACTGGCCCAGGAGCCGATCAGGTTGGAATTCACGGACCGCTACCAAGCTCTGGGGATTCCCTATCCTGATCCAGCGACAGTCTGTCCTGGTCAATGCGAGGGCACGGGCATGGTGCCAGTCAAGATCAGGAACAAGGAAAGGGGATTGCATGGCCCGGTCGAGACCGATCCGCGCCTGATCGCTCTGTGGAAAGTGGCTGAAAAAGAATCTCCGTCCGATGACGGTTGGCATTTCGTTCAATGCCCTGACTGTAGAGGTTCGGGTAAAGTATCCCATAATCGTCGTGTGTTTGAGGTGCGGGGGGTGCGAATTAGGCCCGCATGTGGAGGCTTCTGGCTGGATGCTCATGCTCATGAAGTTCCCGCGCTCGCTCAGTCCTCCGCGCAGGAAGCGGGTCAGGCTCCTCACCCGGCCTGGCCCGCGATTGGAAAATGATGCCCGAATCGGAAATTATAGAAAATCCGATGGCCGAACTCCCGATTCAGCCGATACCCGGGGTGCTCGAAGCTTGGCGTTACGGGTCTAAGCTGGCGATCCATGCTTCTGCATGGTTTTTGAATCCGAAAAATCCCTACGAATCATTCATCGAGGTTCTGGAGGAAAATCCGACATTGGCATGGCGGGACTTCGGGGCGATTCCTCCCCAGGCGATGCAGAAGGCCATTCCGTCGGAAGAGACCTTGCGGGTCTTGGCCACGCATCGAGTCTCGCCATTCGACGCCGAGGGCGCGATCTTCGACTGGTTCAAGGGCGATCCGCGATATGAATACTACCTGCATATTGACCTGTCGAAATCCCGAGACAACACGGGCTGGTCTATGTGCCATTGGGTGCCAGAAGATGGCAAAGTCTTGGTGGATTTTATCCGCACGTGGAAGCCGGATCGCAATTGGGACCTGAGTTTCACCCGAGTCAAGAACACGGTGCTGGAACTCCATAATCGAGGATTCAAACTCCGGGTATCGACCGATGGATGGCAGAACCTGATGCTGGCCGAGGAACTGGGACAGATAGGTATAGATGTTGTCCAGTATTCGGTGGATCGGGGAACCGGCCCTTATGATACCTTGATCTCTGGCCTATTTTCCCGACGGGTCGATTGGCCATTCAACGCGGAATTCATCCAGGAAATGACCCAACTCCGGTTATTCCGGGGCCAGAAATACGATCATCCCTCGGGTCGTGGTGGATCGAAGGATACGAGCGATGCCGTGGCTGGGTGCGTTTCCCGGTGCATCCTCTCGATTACCGGCATGAGCCTCAAAGAGACGGAGATTGAACCCGTGATCCTGGACACCCAGTTATTTGCCGTTGAATATGTCGAGGTCGAGGGAACGCCGGTTCCCGTATTCCACGGCATAACCGATCTGATGCCTAAGAATGCGCGGTTCGGTATTCGGATCGATGCGGTGGAGGACTTGCTGGTCGTGACGGTGGGCCGGTATGCACGGGAAGCCCAGTTGGTGATGGTCGATGGCTACTACGTCTGGGAGGCCCAATCTTATCTTGACTTTGGATGTGAATCCGTGATACAATTCCTATCAGGTCTCACGGACCAAGTAGAGGTTTTCGCATTCTCTCTCAACGAATCAGTGCCGCTGGAAATCCTGGACTTCATCAAGGCCACGGGCAAGCGTTTTACCTCAGCCTTGGCCGCGAGGAAGCGGGCGCGGGGCCAGCTAATTCGGTCCACTACAGTAGGTCGGAAATCCATCCAGGTGCTGATCCAGCAGATCAGGAAGGCCGCCATCCGGTTTCCCCGCGTCGAGCAGTTGATCCGGGACCTGAAGTTCCTCACCGAGGACAATCAGTTAGATCGGATATTCGTCCGATGCCTCGCGGGATTTCTGGACTTCGTGCTCAAACAATCGGCGGTCGGCCTGGAATCCCAGCCGATGGCCCAGCCCGTGGCGACCGTCCAGTCTCCGGTTCAGCGGATGCGGGGCCTGATGCCGACTCCGGGAATGGGAGCCATCCCTGGGGCCAATCCCCTGGATACCATCCGGTCCAGGTATGGATACCAGCCCCCGGTCAAACCTGTGGCGAGTTCGGGACCTCGGAGCCATAGGAATATGCCCGTGCCAGCGGTTACACGAAGGAGCGGAAGGTGAGGCCACGCACGGCTGATCGGCTATTGAGAGATATCGACTATCGTCCGATGCTACGTTTCCGGGTGATGAAATTTGTGGCTAACTCCTGGATGTTGGACGGGATGTTCAAGACTGAGGAAGAAGCGGTGGCAAGGCAAAACCTTTTGACAAATATCGGCACTCAGGCCATTGTCCAGGAACGCGATGATTCGGCTACGACGGGAAGGAAAACTGCGATGAGAAATGAATCTAATGAAGGTGCGAATGTGAATGAACAGCCAGATGAAGATGACGACTGGGAAGGACTCATGGAAACGCCTGGTGTCGGCGATAAATTGATCGATGGCGAAGATGTTTATGTGGTGGTATCGAAACCATATCAGCCTTCTGGGAATCCTTTTGCGACGGATATTGATCTGCAAGATGAAAGAACTGGCGAAGTGTCCCCATTCCAGTTAGGCTATGTCCGGTCAGTAATGAAACAGGCCCAACGGAATGAAGGTGCGATGAACAAACAAGCGAAGATCAAACCCAAGTCCGGGGCAATCCAGCGATTCGATCAATGGCCCGATCCTGCCGGAGAAGTGTGGAGACTTGAGGAAGGCGATACTCTCGCGGCCTTTCGTGAAGATGATCCATTCGGAACCATTGCTTCGGAAATCGAGGAAGTCGGGGCCGAACGCCAGGGCCTCGAACAGGACCTCCGGGACTTGGGCATGAACCTGCTGGACATGCAAGAGGCCCTGGCCAAGAGTTCGGGGCACCAGGAAATGCTGGATCGGGTGCGAGCACTCAGAGAGCAAGTGAACGAGGTGAGTGCGGACAAGCTGAGCCTCCAGGAAGCGGTGCACGAACTGGCCTCGGAATTCAAGGAAGATGTTATGGGCTACCTTGCGGCGAACGTCGAGGATGAACCCAGGTGGAAAAAGCAGGCATCGGCGGACGCCGATACGGTGAACGAACCGGACCCTCGGGAATGTCCGCATTGTCATTTCCAGATTTTGGACCCGGATAAGCAGGAGTGTCCGAAGTGCCATAAGCCGCTGGATGAGAAGCCCAAGACCTCGCGGAGACTCCGCCAAGTCGTGTCCGTGCGAACCCCCGAGGGGGAAGACCTAGGCCAGTTCCCATCCGTAGCCCAGGCTCGGCTCGCGGCTCGTCAGCATGGACAGTTTGCGCCCCAGCAGACCTATCTGATTGCCGTGTTCTCTGGTCCGAACGGAGACCGGGAAATCTCGCGGTATCGGTTCACCCCGGAGACCGGAGAGTGGAAGTCCGCGACACCCGTGGCCAAGACCTCACGCCTGAGCGAAGAAGTGAAAGACCAGATCGATCAATTCAGTATCCAGGGGCGGGATGAAGATCAGATTCTGGACTGGGCGCGAGATCAGGGCCTGGACCCGGATGAGGTGGTGAACTACTATTACTCATCCCCGGAAGATCGGGAATTTTACAAGGGAATGCTCTCGCGCCGAATACCCGCCACAGCGAAAACCGCTGGCCTGGAGGATACTCGAATTACGGACGAGCAATTCCGGGCCTCTATTGCTCGGTTGCCCAACCGCATCCCCCTGTCCAAAATGGGAAGCATTCGAGACGGACATTTTGAGGAAACGGAACCCGGGATATTCGCCTTCCGCGCCAAGCAGGGTTACGGTCTGGACGGATGCGACGGCATGGAATTTCAGGTCGTGGAAGGCCCCCTGAGTTTCGATCTGGTGCCTCTGGATCAATTGACCCAGATGGTGGCCCCGGTCACGCCCCAAGTGATCCAGACGCCGGATCGGATGGATACATTAAAAGAGCGGGTGATGGAATGGCGAACGCACAGGGATTCATTGACCGAAGAGATTTCCCAACTGAAGTCCGAGGTTGATCAGTTAGTCGAACAGGCGGAATCCCAGGGATTGCCCGTTCAGACTGATGATGACCTACGGCAGGAACTCGGGATGGGGTTGGAAGTGGGCGAACCCGTGCGGCGGGGCATCCAGCCGTCGGATGAGAATGTGAGCAAGGGGCCTTCGATGTCCCAGTATGGATTCTGATGGCTGATCAGATAAATAAGCGCAGTGAGATCGACCAAGCCGTGGCGGACATCCGCAATGCGGCGATTCGTCTGCGGCAGACCGTGGAGAACCGACATCTGCTACCCTCAGACCGGGAGCAGGATATTCAGTTATCCCAACTCCAACGGGCGATGGCAGTCTCTGTGGTGTCTATCGTGAACTCCTGCATCGCAGTTGATCAGTATTTGAAACGCATAGATTACCTACTGTCATTTCCCGTGCCTGGAAAAGAGAAGTCTCCGGGCATGGGGGACCAGAGGGCGACGATGTTGAGTTACGGTAAAACCGCGCACATTTCCTCGATAGAAACCCGAGCGCAAGAGCAATGGGATCAGATGATTATCGAAAAACGGGTCGGGATTCTGCAATCGATTTTCGGTGAAGTTCCGAGCCGTGAATTGTTGCTAGACCAATGGGATGAATTGCCTACGGACATTCAAAGCGCATTGATTCAGGTCCCGGCTTTTCGGATATTGCTCAGGCCCCCGGAATCGGAAGTAGCGAAGCCGAGTCCGGGAATCACGCATGTGACGATCAAAGGAGAAGGGTGAGATGGAAACGACAGAAAAACGGCTGATAAATGACCATGACTACGATGAGGCAATGAAATTTGCCCCAGTGTATCCAAGGGAAGCCCAGGCAGACCTCGATGAATCATTCTCGAACTAGGGCGGGTTACGCCCGAAGTGACGGTCGGGGAGATCACGGCCCCTGCTTTTCGTTACAGAAAAGTAAGCCGGATCGTAGAACCGACAAGCGTATCGGGTGAGGCCCATGTCTGATCCGAGATGCCCCCGCATTCATGCGGGGGAGCGTATCACAGATCGAGTCGGGACACTTCGTTCGGAGGTAAAAAGCCGATGGTCAGTCTAGTCTCGCCCGATGAAATCCGGGCCTTCATGGGCCTGCCTGCGGAGAAGCGAACTCTATTCGCGGGCAAACTGCGGCCAGACGACTGGGACGACGAACAGCATATCGTGGACCTCTACGAAATGTTTTTGCAAGCGGCTCAGCAGAATCGAGTCGGCCTGAAATCCGAGTTCGAGGAATGGCTTCAGGCGTGTATCCGAACTCAGGAGTGGCAGATCAACATGAAGTTGCCGCACTTGCTGAGTGGCGATCAGATAGATCACGCCACCTACGAAGGAGCTATCGAACTGGCTCGGACCTCGATCTCGGCGATCCGGCATTATCTGGAAAAGCCGGAGCATGAACGGCTGATCGGCATATAAAAGGAGCGGGTGATGAGGAAATTATTTGATGGCGAGGGTAGCGGTGGCAAGGACCCCCGAGAAGGTTTCCGATTCTTGGGACCTCGGCGGACGATCAAGGTCGGAAGTCAGATCATCGAACAACGGTGGGGTGCGGAGCCAGGAATATCAGCGGATGATTTGCTTCAAGGCATTACTCGGGCTGATCTCGCAGGACCCCAATCGGGGTTTGTGACTTGGGGTGCGAGCCAAGGGATACCCGTCCAAGCCGCGCCAACCCCTGATCCTCGCCGTGATTCTGAACCCCGAGAACGGGAATTCCGGGGCCAACCCATACCCCGAGGGGAAAATCCGCAGTTTGGGGAAGTCCCGGAATTCAACGAAAACGAGATAGACCTCGGCTTGGACGATTTCTCCGGTGCCATTCCCGGCATCGATTTTACCCGAGCACCGTATGATTCGTCCCATGATCGAGGACAGTCCGATGTGCGGGAATCCGCAGGCGAAGATGCGGAACTTCGACGCAACGTCTCGGATATCACCATGGAAGAACAGACGTTCAGGAACAGCTACACGGACAGGGTGCATCCCGACCTGGATGAGTTCGGGCTGGCCGAGGGATCAACGCACGAAGCGCGGTTGGAGCGATTGCGCGAAATTTTTGATGATGAAGGAGATAGCGATGTCTGAAGCAGATCATCTGACTAGGTTGATGAAAAATGCGGTAAGTCCCAAACGCGAACCCCGGGATGACCTGCGGGCGCAGATTGATCGGTATGGGGACTTGGGATTCTTTCATGGGGACCTCAAGGCCGATGAACTGGACTTCGTGGGTCACCGGCAGGAAAAGCAGGAAGTGATGCCCAAGCAGGGACAATCGCGGGCCGACCGGCTGGCCCAGGAACTCGGGCTGGACAAGACCGCCGATGATTCGGAAGTCCGGGAGTTCACGCTAATTCCGAGCGATGCCGCCCAATCTTATCGGAACCCCCCGGAGCAGCAGAGGAATACTCACCGAATCCGGGGTCAGCGCGTGGACGGCGGTTGGCGTGGGGACTCCATGGACAACCCGAACGCCAAAGACCTGTTCTATCCTGACCATGCCTGGAAAGAAGCCTCGCGCAAGCTGGGCCGGGCTGATCGGCTGGCCCGGGAACTCGGACTGACCAAGCGTGCCTTACGATCCGAGACAATGCTACATCAAGTAGGGGAAAGTTTCACAGACTCGAAAGGCCAGCGATATACGATTAAGGAAATGGCCAACGAAGGCCCTGAAGAATGGGGGGAACCGCGTTACTGGGTTACTATCGAGGGAGACCCTCATGGTGGCGAACATTGGCTGAAAGAAACTGAGTTGGAAAATTTGATTGCTTCGGGTCAATGGAAAAAACAAGGTTCGCGCAAGACTGCCGACAAGAACATGCCTATGGGCGAGGACCCCGGACTTCCGGCCCGGGTTCCCGAAGGCGAACTGGCGGGTCTGCCACCGGAGATCGAGCAGTCTCTGCGGTCGCTTAAAGAAACTTTGGCCAAGTGCGACGAGGCCAAGCACCAGTTCGAGACGCTGGACAAGCAGATGAAGAAAGATAGGGATGCACTCATGGCCTACCCGGCAATCTTCAAGGCCGTGCAGTCGGTGGGCAAACTCCGCATCCGGCTGGACCAGGACATTTACGAACTGGCATGGACGACCAAAGAGAACCCGTCGTATGCCCGGACATATCCCGTAGCCCTTGCCGAGGCCCTGAAGCATGTGGATGCCGAAGCAAAAGCGACGGTCGAGAAACTGCTGGCTGACCTGACAAAACAGACGACCTCGATCTCGGACATCAAAACGGTGAAGGTCAAACCAGCCAAGCAAAGCCGGATCGTGACCGCCGGGATCTGGGACTCGATCAAGGGCCTGTGGGAGAAACTCACGGGTAATCTGGAACGGGCCGTGGATGTGTTCGAGCGGTTGCTCGCGGACGCGAAGAAACAGCCTGTTCAGGGATCGCGGATGTTCCGGTGGAATGTCGAAGATGAGTTCCAGCAGGTCGAACCTTACAGGACTGGTAAGATCGTGGATGCAGCGGTCGAGCGGGGTCAGTCTCTGTGGATCGTCGCCTGGGAGGACGGGGCCACGACCTCCGTGGGTAAGTCCGAACTGGACGCGATGACCCGCAATGGGGCCGTGGTGCGGACATCGAATTTCGAGAGTTGGCTCCGCGATCTGCTCAAGGATTCGGCCAAGAGACAGAACCGATGGAAGCCCAAGTTTTCCTCAGCCGTAGGTTCGCGCAAGACCTCGGCTGGGCAATCGCCTGACAACAACCCCTGGGCCGAGGAGCCGACGGAAGGACGGAAGAAAACTGCATCGCTCGCCAATGCCCTTTGGAATTTTCTTCAGAAAACAATGAATAGAATTCCCGAAGACCCCAACGCCGAGATCAACTCCATGACCATGCAAAAATTCTTCGCGGAACTCGATGAACCCGCACCGGAACCACCCATGTTGGAACTTATTGCAGATGCTTTTCTTCATGGTGATCGCTCAGAATTTGATGATTTGATGGGAATTGAAAAGCCAATGGACGAATCGCAAGTCCCCTATCCGAACGAGGACACGGAATAGTGCGAACTGAAACGCGAACCGACTATGCCCGGTGGCCGTGCGAACAGTGTGACCATCTGGTGCAGGTCAAGGCCGAGATCACCGATACTTACGATGATGACGGCGATCTGATAGACACTGAGGCCGTGCCCTTGGAAGGCGAATCCCGGTTATGCGAACAGTGCCAGGAACGCGAAGAATGGCACGAATGGAAGGATTCGGTAGAAGATCAGATCAAGGATGCCGCCGATGCCGGGGGCTGGGAACTGAGCAATGAGTATGGGGCCATGTCATCCCAGTCCGACTATCTGACTTTCCGCAAGGACGGGACGGATGAGGAAGAAAAATATCTGGATGTCCGCATCTCCGACCATGCCCGGACATCGCACGAGCACGAGCCGAAGGATTTTAATATCGTCAAGGATTCCCCGGAATCCGATTCGCTGGAACAGGTATTATCCATACTCAAACAGGGTGGAAAGAAACGTGACATCACTTCGCCCTCATACCTGAAACCCCGCACACCTGCGGGATTTCACACCCGCGAGGACGGGACGTTGGAACCCAGTCCGATCTTTGACGGGAAGCCGCTAAAACTGAAGGAGCCGACCATGCCGACGCTCGCGCAGACTGAACATTACAGGATGACGTTCCCGAACCTCGTAAAGGCCGGGTGGTCTCAGATGCCCGGGTTCGTCCAGGCATCTTTCCGGGACGCTCGGTCTTTCTGTCTCGCCCACGGTGGACGGCTGGTGACCGAGGGCCAGAAAGTTATAATCGCGGACTTTCCGACTCTGAGGTCCGTGCGCGAGGCTGCGAAGTTCCTCCAGTCCGAGTGCTATGTCCAGGCGGACGAGATCGATATTACGCCGATCCAGGCCAAGGAGGCGATGTCGGACTTTCCCCTGCCCACCCAGATCGAGCAGGTGATTGAGACCGAATCCCAGCCGACCGACACTGGGGCCGAGGCGTTCGTCCGTAAATATCTGGAACGGGGCAAAGCCTGGTTCATGGCCCTGCTCGAACGGCTGAAAGTCATGGGCGAAACCGTGTTGGCCCAGGAGATCGAGGACACGTTATATCTCCCGATGTTCGCCCCAGTGCTAGCGATGAGAAAGACTGCACGACAAATGTATTGGGTAGCAGTATGCCAGCCGAGGCGTGGGCAACTACAAGTCAAGGTGGTTGATGATCCTAAAAAGTTTCACGGAACCAATATAGCTGGCACTACACAATCTACTGATATGTTTGAAGTGGCGAAAGTGTGGGCTGGAAGACTGGCCCGCGAAAACGGGTTGACAGAATTCGAGGTGGATACGCAGATTGAAAAATCAATCGAAAGCATAGCCCCCGCCAAAACTGCGGTCATCCGCCAAGAAGGCGACTCGTGGGTGCTCTACTCCCATGACGGAAAGAAACGGCTGGGCACCCATGATTCAAAGGCTGATGCCGAACGACAGGAACGCGCTATTCAATCTCATAAGGGGAGCAAGATGAAAAAGCTGAGCGTCTGGGACGAAGAACTGGGATTGCCAGTCCTCGGCATGGATTACAATGAATGGCAGAGTGATCTGCCTCCCGATCCAGACAAAGATGAATATGGGGCGCAAGAACTCCGGTTGTTCATCGAGAACGATGCTGACCTTTACCACCAGCAGTTCATGCCGATCATTCGGAACATCCAGCGGCGGCTCAAAAACCAGACTTACAACCACGCACTGGCCCCGAAACTGTGGATGTATCTGGTCGAGAATGGAGCCAAGAAATACGCCAAGGAGTTCGGAAGTCCTGATCAGCCGTGGCACAAGATGTTCCCCCAGGCCGTGCGCCAAGCCGTAGCCCAGGAACTGGCGGATGATTACTTAGAACAGATCAAGGGCGGAGAATATGATCCATTGACTCCTGCACCGAACATGCCAGAAGTGAAGGGCACAAGTCAGAAACCCGCTTCGATTGACCCATGGGCCGTGCCCAAGCAGGGGGCTGATCCGATGTTCGAGATTCCTGAGACCGATCCGAGTGGGGCCATCCATCTGCACCGCGATTCCGAGCAGGAAGCCAAACTCTCGGCTTACCAATGGGTCGCTTGGGCCAAGGCCATGTATGGAAATGAACCTTATCAGTTGGAACATAATCAACCGAAGCAATATTTCAAGGTCATGTTTCCGGGAGTCGAGGTCAAGTATTGGGATTATGGGCCTCCAACTGACCTCCAGAATCAGATGGCCCAGTTGGGAACTCTGGCCACGAGTAGCCAGAAAGTCGCCCAGGACAAAGACGCACCATCGGAGCTGAGCAAACCCCGGGGAAACTGGAAGGGAAAAAAGATAGATAAGGCATATCAGAAAAAACAAATCGAGGATTGGAGCCAGAGGCAGGAACAGGAATGGGCTGAATTTAAAAAAAGAAAAGCAAAAGTAGTGGCTGTTCCTCCGGGCAGAGGCTCTGAATTTTCCTCAATCGAACTATGTCCCACCTGCCAAGGTGAAGGGCAAATTCCTGGGGGCAGGGAATCTGGATGTCCCGAATGCGGTGGCACGGGCATGATCAAGCACATTGACTTTTCCGAAGATGAGGTCCTACCCAAACAAGGAACCTTGGAAGAGTTGGAAGCCGAGCCGATGGACGAACCGCAGGAACCCGAGGACGGCGATCTGGTGATCCAATCAACTGGACATTTGGGTGGAAAAACTGAAGTATGGGAACAGGGAGGTAAGAAAGTCATCGAGCAAACCCCAGATGGGTATTACGAAGTCCAAGTCGGCTCTGATGAGTTCCTTTTCGGGGAGGGAAACCACTTTGAGGACATTGACGATGCGATCAAGGCTTGCATGGAACAGCAACAGTTCTGGCCCAATGTCTGGATTCTGGATGACCACGGGGGCATGACTCTGACTACCGTAGCGAGCAAGGATGTCCGGGCATCGATAGATGAGGTCCTACCCAAACGTGGAGGTGAAGAAACGTTACCCACCGTCTGGGGACCGGATGAACGGGATGCCACGATTTATTACCAAACAAGTTTCAGTCCGGGTCTGAGACGGACAGAGACTTCGCCAGAGGAACATCCAGAGACGGAGATTCACAGTATCCGGTTGGTCGATGAGGATGGACAGGAAATTCCCTTGACTGAGGAAGATGAGCGGAAACTCGAAGACGAGATCAGAAACCATGAAGAGAATCCTCCGACTCGGGAAGATATGGCACGTGGCGACTATTAAACACAGCACGATCAACCGTTTCGGTCCCCGGTCTGAGGATATGCAGGCCCATGATGTGATGGTTCCAGCGATTCTCCGGGGCGGGCCGTTCGATGTGTTCCGGGGCGACCGAGTGACTAGGACGTATGATCGGCTGGGCGGAACCGTGATCTCCCTGGCTCCGAAGGTTCATCCCCAGGGTGCATTGATCGATGTCCAATGGGATAATCTGATTGCACAGCTAGATGTCGTGCTGGATGGCCAGTCGATACTCCGGGGCGATCCAGCAGAAGTCGCGTCGTTCATTCCGACAGCGAGTAAATTTCCAAATCCGATGCGGACGAAGTTGGATTATGGGATAAGGGAGCGGAAGATGAAAAAACTTTCAGCATTGATCCAGGCCGATCATGCGAGACTTGGATCAGCCTCGCACTCGCAACTAGTGGATTATCTGAAATCGAAGTGCGCAATGGCGGGGATCGGGGACTCTCAGGTCGAATCCGCACGTCGAATGGACACGGATCGGCTTCGGGCCTATATCCTGGACATCGGCCAAGGTCAGGAGACCGTGGGACGGATGGAGAAAACCGCCGTTCGGATCGCGGACTTCCACCCAGGTGATGAAGTATTCTATCGCCGCTATGGTCGGGGTCAGGTTCTCCAAGTTCATCCCGAGGAGAACGTGCTGATCGTCCAGTTTGAATCAGCAGGACGCCGGGCACTGGACCCCCGGAAATTACCATCGTTATCGAAGATCGGACAGACTGACCAAGCCGATGAGGACCAGGACTTCTGGGAGATCAATCAGCGGATGGCCGAGCATCTGCCGGAACTACGCCAGTCGGAAGTGGAGGACGGAGTTCCCAAAGGTCAAGAAATTGATTGGGATTTGGTAAGCCAAATTGCGGCGGAGGTCGCGCCTGATTTAGCCCAGTCCTATATGGAGCACGTGCAGACCTTGGGCACCGAGGCATTTCTCAATTCGTTAAAAGAACTGGAAAATAACGAGAAGTCGGAATCCCAGGTCGGCCAGTCCGGTCAGGTCAAAGAAACGGTGGAAGAGCGGGGCCAAGGCGGATACGGAACGCTGGCCAAGCACGGGACTGAGGTAAATCCTGCTGACGCACTCTGGGATGAACTCAGAACGATCTCCGATGTCGAAGGTCAGTTGCGACAAGCCATTTATGATGCGCTGGAATCCGCAGTGAATGCCCGTGAGATCACAATCGACAAGCAACCACTCGGTAATGCGGAGAAAGAATTGCATTACCTGTTTCAGGAGAATAATCCCATAGAGTTCAATCGGAAATTCGATCAAGCCGTGGCCGAACTGCAGGCCGAAGATCAGCAAGCATGGGAAGAGCGGGAAAATGAAAACGCTCAGGACGATCCGACCTATGCGAAAGAACCCTATCCGGGGAGAAAAAAATGAGAAACGAAGTGCGTAAGATCGGGGCCAAACTCACGGACGAGGCTCAAGCGTGGATCAGCCAAAAGATCAAAAAATTGATTGGCGAAGGCAAATCCCAGGAACAAGCGGCGGCTATTGCTTATGACATGGCGCGACGTGAAGGATATGATGTGCCCAAACGATCTCGCCGTCCCGATATTGAGGAAACGATCACCGACTTATTGCGTGAAGTTATTGAAAGCCCGGATGCCAGCCTGAAATCGGGCGCATATCGGACTGTCGTGCAATTTGGAGATCGGGCCGTGCCGATTCTGGAAGCCCAGTTGAATTACGATACGGAGAATGCGGGAGTTTATACGCTGATCTTGCGGAGCATCGGTTCACGGGCGGCTCTGGATGTCCTGGAAAGCGCGGGTTATGGGACGAAACAAGGAGAGAAGAAAATGCGGAAACATGCGGAAGAGGAACGGACACCGGAAACCGAGGAAACGGAACCCGGGGAGTCCGAATTGAAAGACCTGATTGAGGATGCGATGGTCGATGAAGTGAAGGCTCCAGGCGAATATCAGGAACTCGCGGAGTCCCTGACCTCGGATGAAAACGGGGAGGCCGAGGGCCTCGTGGACGAGATCATCCTGGATGAGCAGAGTCATCAGGAGAAACTGGTGGAGGTCGCAGATTCCCAGGGTCTGGATGGTCAGAAACTGATCGATGAGGCCACGGCGGAAGCGTTTGGGGAGAATTCGGATTCCAAACCGAGTCCGAGCGAGAAGTCGAAGAAACCCGAACCGGAAGCCGAGGAAGCGAAAGAGGCCACGCGCATTCTGCGGACTGCCTGGAGCAAGCAAGGCTCGACTTACGGGATGTATCTGATGCCCAACGGGGAACTCGCCAGAGTAAGCGGTGACGGATCAGTCGGATATTATGATGCCAAGACGATGCAACATACCGATACTCCGATTGATGATTTCGGTGGTCCGCGCAAAGCCATACAGGAATTGGTGAGGCAGGGCGGCAAGCGAGTCGGATCAGGCACGATCAACATGGGCCAACGCAAACAAGCTACGGTTCATGGAGCCTACCAGATGCCTGACGGAGAAGTGGCGATAGTCCAGGGCGATGGTTCGGTCGGATATTACGAATATGGACCGACCCATGTGCTGAGGCCGGTGAAAATCTCCCAACCCAATCGGTGGGGCGGCGACACCAAGACCGATAAACTTGGCGACGATCCCCAGAGTGCGATTGAACAACTGCTGGCCCGGGGCGGAAAGAAACTCCAGGCCAGTCTCAAATTCTCGGTTACTCCCCCAGGTTTCGAGCACGTGGTGAAAATCGAAAAAAACGGCGAAAACGAAACCTGGGCGGTGCACAGCGATTCCGGCAACGTCTATGAGGTCCGGTTTCTCGGAATGGACGGCGAGTTGCGGCGATGGGCCTGTTCCTGTCCCGCCGGTGAGCATGGCCGGAAATGCAAACATGCGGTTGCAGTGGCTGACCAGACCGCGAGCACGGCAGAGGATGAGGGGATGGACGCCGGCGGAGGCGATATTTTCGGCTGCCGGCCCAATTCCAGCTCGGGCCGTCCGATGGCGGACCGTCAGCCTGGGGGTAAGAAAGGGGCCAGGAAACCAGATTATAACCAGTTGATCGAGCAGATTCGGGTCGGTGATGTTTTTCAAGGATCAGGCTTTAAGTCATTCAGGATCACCAATATCACCGACACGGGCAGTCGGGCTGATATTCCCGAAGCCCGCTGGGATAGTTTCGTGGCCACGGTTGAATATCTGGATGAGGAACTGCAACCAACGGGTCGGAAGGGAACATGGGCCTTGGGGGCTATCGGGGTTAACCTCGGAGATGGCAATCTGGAGAAAGTCGAGGGCGGAAAAATGGGGATGCGCAAGCACGGGGCCAAGTTGGAGGAAGGCTTCGACTTCTCGCTCGGACTCGGTGCGGAGTTTGAACTGGAAGACATCGATGCGGAGTTTGAGGATAGTCGGGGTCGTAACGATCTGATCGAGGAGAACGTGAACTTCATTCTGGATCGGGAGTTCGGCCAAGGCACTTACCATGCGGAATTCGCCCCAGATGGAATCAACACCGAGGTCGATGAAGTGGACCCGAATCAGGGTTGGGTGAATTTCACGAGTTCCCTGTATTTCGGAATCTCAGATCAGTCAGGAAACCAGGTTGCGATAGCCGAAGGTGGAGCCTTGGGTATGGCGGATAATTCTGGCGAAGGTGGAACCTTGAGTCATATTACCATCCGCATCACCGAAGTCACGGGTCACGAAGCCGAGGGGATGCGCCGTCGTCTCCAGGCCATGCAGTCGGATCGCCAAGTCTTTGATCGGTATTTCGAGAAAAACGCCCATCAGGTCTGGCAAGCCCTGGAACGGGAACGCCGGGGGGACATGGAATACCTTCGGGAAGCCCTCAAACGCGGGGACCAGACGCCCGAAGGCATTATGGCCACCCAGGGCATCGGGGGCCTGTTCCGGGCCGCCTCAACCCACGTCACGGGCATTACCCTGCGCGACACAGCGGAGGACCTGTTCCGGGATCAGGTGCTGGCCGAGATCATACCGACGAAAAAGGAGGCCGACCATTACACCAAGCACTTCCAGAGCATTCCCTCGAAAGTCTTGGCTCAGTCAATCGGACGGCTCGAACAGAGGGAAGCCGCGAAGTCCCTGACCATTACCGAACAGGGGGAACTGAATCTGCTCAGAGAAGAATACAAGCGGAGGGGTCAGGACCCGGAGAAGAATCTGGTGGATGACCGGACGATGAAGTCGCCAGACCTGAAAGGCGGGGGCGAGGTCAAGCCGCGCAAGGAAGGTCGGCGCAAGGTCGGGGCCAAGTTCGGGCCACTGGCGACGCTGTTGACCCAAAAATCCGACCGGGGCCAGACCGATGTGATCCAGAATATCCAGCGCATCCTCGATGGCGAGGACTTGCGGGGCTTTGAACCGGATGAACTGGAAATGGTGGAGAACCTCGTGAACTCCGTGGCGGCGGAAGCGACGGGCGAAGTCGCGCAGGAAATCCAGGAAGTCCGGGATTCCATTGATACCTACTCGGGTGGCGGAAATGAAGTGGAAGGCCAGCGCAAGACTGCCGTGAATCCATTCAGGCTTGGAGATGAAGTGAAAGATCAGTCAGGTCGAATCGGGAGAGTTATCGAGGTCAACCCACCCTACAATGGCATCGAAGGCGTGGTAATCGAGTGGGATGAAGACCAAGAGCGAGAGGAATATCTCAGTAGCGAAAGCGACTGGAATGAATTAGAAAAAATGGGCCAGCGCAAGACCGCCACTCTCCCAGACGACTACCAGGGGCCGATCAAAGGTGGATTCTCGATCAGCACCACGGATCAATTTGAGATCGAGCAGAACGCCGAGGAACGGGGGATCACTCTCGACGACGCGGCTTGGGACCAATTGAATCAGGATGTCGCCCTATTGGAGGAAAACACCGAAGCATGGCTGAAAACCGTTGTGAACTGGGCGCAAAATGAAGGTCATGATCATGATGGAGACTTGAGCGGGAGTTTCGATGCTACGCCTGAGTCCCCGCTTTACAATGCCATAATCGAATCAAGCGAAGAAGGTATCGGTGAGCCACTGAGATTCGGCGCGATGCCCCCGTATGACTTGGGTGCCTATGCGGATGAGGGGAAATTAAAAGAAGGCGTTTCGGGAATCGGCCAGCAACTGCTTGATGTCACGCTCAATTTCTTCGCTGTCGAACCCGACACCGAAGGCGAACCCCAGGCCCCGGAGAAAACATCAAGGCGGAAAGTCGGGGGCACTCCGGATATTCGGAATCTCGCATATCAGGCCGGTCTTCATGCGGCTCAAGATGCCTGGATGTTTGAATCTGCCGACGACATCCTTAAGCAGATGGAGCAGGACTTGGATAAGATGGGGCCGGGCGATGACGCGGAGAGCTTGGTTCAACACTGGCAACAATCATGGGAGAGCACGGACCAATTTGCGTCGCATCTGCGGAAGGTTGTAGAGCAATCCGAAGGCGAAGGCGAAGATATGGTGGAGGATCACCTGGAAATCTCAGAAGGTTTTTGGGAAGGCGTGGACGCGGGATTAGGCGAACGCGGGATCAATGTTTGGAAATTGGCTCGCCAACTGGTGCCCGAGCGTCCAAAGGGAAAGACTCCAAGGAAACCCCAGGCCCCGGAGAAAACATCAAGGCGGAAAATCGGGGCTGGTGGCGGGGCCTACGATGTGGGTGTCCAAGCCGCCGAAGCTGGCATAGCCGTTTCCGCCGATCAGGTTCGGGAAGAAATGACTGGCCAACTGCGATATGCCAACCATTCCGAAGACCTCGTGCAGGCGTGGCTGGAATATCTGGGCCGCAATGCCGATCTCGATACTTACAGTCAGCAGGTCATGGACTTGGCTGGAGACCTTGTGGCGGGCGAGGAAGGCTTCGAGGAACAGCTAGATCGGTATTACGATCTGATGGAGCAGTTCCATGAAGGACTTTTCCAGGGTCTATCCAAGCAAGGCATCGAAGTCTATCAGATCGCCAAAGAAGTATGGGAGCAGAGTGGCAAGCCCCAGACTCCAAAAGGTAAGGTCAAACAGTCTGCGCGTTTTACCCAGTAGAGGATCGAGAATCCCTAGCTTGGCAATCTGTTGAGAGACTCCGTGAGGCCCGGCCCCGGCTTCTGGCCAAGAAATCGGAACTCCTGTCCAGAGTCGCGGACGTGATTCGCCAGAGCCTGAAACAACTGGGCGGTGGTCTGGCGTTCCGGCACATGCGATGCTCTCGGATCGTGCCCCAGATCGTGGGACCCGAGGGCACGATGATTCAGGGCCAGATACTGATGACGACCCGGGTAGTGGCTCCAGCGCACCGGAGGGAACGGACGATCCAATTTGAGATTCCCGTGGTGGCTGGCAATCCGCATCCGCCTCAGACCTTCTTGAAAGCCAATGGCGAGGCCGAGGAATTGACAATGCCTGCCTTGTATGCTTACATGAACGTGCGGGAAAAACTAAGTCCAGGTCGGCGCAGATCACCAGCAAGACTGTCTTTTAGTGGGTGAGAAAAAATCAGATGGCAATCATCACTGATAATCTGGATCGGGAATTTCGGATGGCAAAACAGGGATCAGTGGGTTCTGTTCGGGCTGAAAGAGAGCCATTACCTGGACCATTGATAGTTCATGCGGGTGGAACAATAGGCAAAAGCGGATCGACGAATGTAACTTATTCCAGCCCGGAAATTCGGTCACCCCTGCTCAATCTCGTCAACTTTTATCTCCCGTATGACCGGCGGACCCTGAATCAGTGGATTCGATATTATGACCGCTTCCAGCCGATGATCGGAAACGCGATTGACATGCACGGGGAGTTCCCGATCTCGGACTTCCGGCTGACCGAGATTGAGGATGACGAGATTCTGGATTTCTACGAACAGCAGAAGGAGCGGGCGAATCTCGTAGGTTACTGCTTTGAAACATCGAGAGAATATGAATTGATCGGCGAGGCTTCGGAGTTCTTCCCCTTCGATGAAGATGACGGAATGTGGGATGAGGGCCGGATGTTGAATCCCGACCTGCTGGACATTCAGATGATCAACTGGGCTGGCAAGCGGGAAATGATTTATTCCTATGAACCGGAACAGGAATTAAAGAAAGTGGTTCATAGCCAATCCGAGCGGGTTCAGGAAGCACTACAGAACATGGACCCCGTGGTTCTGGACGCGATCTATAACAATGATCGGATTCCCTTGTCGGAGTTCAACGTGCTGAGCCTGATCCGCAGGGGGTCACCCTACGATACCCGGGGAACCTCTATCTTGCTTCGATGCTTTACACCCGATACCATGGTTTGGTTAGCCGATGGAGCACGAAAGCCGATCAAAGACATAATGATCGGTGATGTTGTGTTGGATGGAGACGGAAAACTGACCAATGTGGTAGCAGTTCATAAGAACAGTAATCCAGAAAAGATCATCACTATTGAAGATTCACTGGGGAGCAAAATCGAGGCTACGAATGACCATAAGTTTTTTGCCATGAGGCCAACTCGGGGGCGGATGAAAACTTGTCCACACATGTATAGCAATGGCAGTCATTGTGGTGCGTCCCGGACCCCAGAACATTATACTTGCGATCCCCCGACATGCAAAAGATTCGGTGGCAAGATAGAGGAAATTCCAGCTGGTGATCTACAAAAATGGGATTATATGCTTACGCCCCTTCCAGTCGTAGAGGAAAAACCGATTGAAGTCGATCCCTGGATATTGGGATATTTTCTTGGTGATGGTTCCCGAATGGGTCGATGGGAAATGAACTTCTGTGGTTGCACTTCTGGGGTAGGCATGAATGTTCAATCCCGGATTAAGAGTTATCTCGATAGCCAGGGAGTGCATTACCGGGTTTTGCAACAGCCGAACTATTGGAGGGTATCTTTTTGTAATCACAAGTTAAGGATCAGATATGAAGAACTATTGGGCGGATTAACCTGTAAAACCAAACGCCTGAGTCAGGAAATCATAAACCTTCCTCGTGCCCAATTGGAGCAGTTTATCCAAGGATGGTTTGATGCGGACGGACATCAGGTTCCCGAGGGAACAGAGCGCATTTCAACTGCCAATCTGACTCTAGCCCACCAATTGCAGTTTCTGTTATTGAGGCTCGGTATTTGGTCATCCTTGCAAAAGCACAGAAATGACTATCCATGCAAAGTCGAAACCATTACAAGAAATAACAAAGGAAGGGTTATTTATTCGGTGCGATTCAGGAGAAGTCCTACCAAGCGATTCAGTTTTGAAAATTATGTCCGGGACGGATATTTATTTACCAGAGTCAAGAAAGTTCAATCCAGGGAGTATCATGGAGAAACCCATTGCATTACCGTAGATGCTCCGAATCATACATTTGTGGCGGGTGGAAAAAAAGTAGCTAATTGTTTGAAAGACCTTCTTTACGAGGACAAACTTCGGGAAGTGCAATACGCCATAGCTGACCACCATATCACGCCCATCCAGCTATGGAAACTCGGGGATGCGGCGAGCGGATACATGCCGACCTCCCAGGAATTGCTGACTTTCCGGGCTATGCTCGAAGCTGGAGCACACGATCCGTTGTTCCAGATCGTGACCCATGCGGCGGTCAATTTGGACCTCATCGGATATACGGGCCACCTATTGCCCGTCATACCCGAATTTGAATGGGTGGAGTCGAGGATACTCACTGGCCTCTATACTAACAAAGCCATGACCTCGGGCGAAGGTCCAGCGATTCAGGCCGGGGCCGTGGTGGCGATGAAAGTGATTCAGGGAAGATATCAGACCAAGCGGGAAAACCTGCGACGGTTGATGGTCAAAAAGATTTTTGAACCCCTGGCCCGGCATCATGGCTTTTACGAAACGACGCCAGCCGAGTTATCGCATCGGATTCGTCGACCCAAGAAGGATCGGAAAGTCATTGTTCCCGACATCGAGTGGAATTTCAAGCTAGACCTGACGAATGAAAGCCAGAGAATTCAGTTTCTGGTCCAGCTTCGTCAGGGAACCAGCCCGGATTTGCCGATGAGGACTATCTGTGAAATCCTGGACTTGGATTACAATACGGTGAAAAAGCATTTTAAGGAAGAGGAAGGCACCCCGTTTGACCCAGTGTATAAAGCTGCGAGAACGGCCAAGGCCGAGGAGACAGGGACAGTGCCTGGGGGTGCGACTCCCAGTGGGGCTGTGGCTCCCCCGGGCGGCGGGACGGAGATCGCTCCGGCTCCCGAGGAAGGTGTGGCTGAGGCCACTGAGGAGGGGTGAGATGCCGAGAATACAAGTCGAGAAAGTGCCCGAGAGTTCCTCGCTTCCGGGGCGGAAAGAGGAGCCAGAAACATATTGCCATGCGAAGATCATTAGCGATGGGACGGCTCGGGGAACGAAAATTGAGGTTGATGGAAAACCCCTTGGGTATGTCCAGAAAATCGTGTGGATCGCCGATGTGAATAAATCCGTGGCCACGGTATTTGTCAAGCTGGTAAAGATTCCGGTCGAAATCCAGGGCGAGATCAGGCGAACGGCGGTTCACATTGTGCAACCGCCAGCGGAGAAAGGAGTAGGGTGATGGCGATGTTCAAAACCGGACGTGGCAAGATCGAGGATGTGAAAGAAGTGGTGCCTCCGACGCCGAATCAGCCCAAAGAAGCGAGTCGGCAACCGAAGTTGAGGTCCACGATGACCCCGAAACCGGAAGTGGAGAAGGATGCCGACGCCAAAGATAATTGCGGTTGATTTCGACAACACGATAGTCGAACAACGGTATCCGCAGATCGGGGAACCTCTGCCTCTGGCCCAGGAGGGTCTGCAAGCCCTGAGAGACGCGGGATGGCACATCATCATCTGGACGTGCCGGAGCGGAGAACGATTGGAGCAGGCACGGAAGTTCCTGGACGAGGGTGGGTATGCCTACGATGAGATCAACGAGAATTCGCTAGTCAACTTCGGTGATCCCAAGCTGTTCGCTAATTTGTATCTTGATGACCGGAGTTTTCCACCTTTTCCTGGATGGGAGGCCGTGATGGAGGCGATCCGCAATGATACGCTCAAAACCGGGATGGCATATCCTGACCACGTGAAGTCCGTGGCCGCTGGTCTGGTGCTCTACGGCCTGCCCGAGGTCGTCCAGAATCTACCTCTGTGGGTCGAAGCCTGCCGTAGGGTGGCCTTCCGGGGGTCTGGCTCAGCCCTGGACGTGTATCAGCGTCTTGGCGGACGTCTCCAAGCCATGCTTATCGTGGACGAATTGGATCAGTATTATACGGGGTCTGAACTGCCTTCCTACTGTTCAAATTGCAAGAACGCGGATTATGCGCCATCAGGCAAGATCGGATGTCTCTCGGCTGATGATGCGGATGTTAGGGACTTCCTGAACAGGTTCCAGGAAAATGACCTGCTATTTGAGGATGAACGGTGTCCAGGCTTCGAGGTCCTGGGAACGGACCAGGCTGTAATGATGAGCCAGGGAGTCCGGGATATGGAAGCCGCGCTGATCAAAGAAGTTCCAGCCGAACCTCTGCCCGAGATCGATCCCCAGGGCGATGTCCAAGCCCGGGCTGAGATACTGCAAATCAGGCAAATCTCCCAGATGGATGAAGAAGGGTATCTGGACTTACTGGAAGACGCGGTAGGGGAGTTGTTCGCCCAAACTCAAAGCGAAGATGCGGATGTGCTTCGGGAAGTCATCGGCGGGTGTATTCGAGAACTTCAAAAACTTATGGGCCATGCGGAGGAAACGCAGATTCGGGATTACACACTGCCTGAGTGGAAATGATTTCGGGGCCGGGAACATTTAATCCTACCAAATCCAAATCTCCAAATCCCGGCCCCGCTTTCTATTCTCGGATTCTCAGGGTTTCCTGCGCGATGTTTTCGATTTTTCGCAAGGCCGAGATTGCTCGATCTTGTTGGACAATTACCTGATCCAGGGAGCCGAAATGTTCTTCTAGGCAGGCGAACAATAACTGCCTGATCTGATCTTCGGGCGGTCCCCAGGGCAACTTCGATTGAGCGTATAGTTCTTCCGTTGTTTTTTCCTTAACATTAAACCATTCTTGAACTTGGGTCAGGGACCATTCCCCGGATCGGACGGCGGCAACCATCTGGCGGTTCCGCTCCAAGTCCAGATCGCCCTCGGCCAGAATCTGTTCAACCTCATTGATTAGTCGAACTACATGGCTTAGAAATTTCCGATCCCACCCGAATTGCTCAATGTCGTCCTTGCGCTTGCCTTCCCTCTCCTGTTGCTGAGCCTTGTGCAACTGGGAAAAAGCGTAGCCCCGGAATTTGTGCCAGCACCCGCGATGAAGGAATGACCGCCGAGCCTCCCGCACCATGTTCCCGATCTTGGTCGAGTGGAGGATGCACCGCTGTGGCACAAACAGAGTGTCGATCATGTTTGGATTGTTCTCCATGCACAACTGGAAGTATTTGATGATGGAATAGATTTGGAGATCATACTGGTGCTTCGGGGTCTCCACACGATGCTTTTGCCATTGCTCGAACCGCTGAATCTGATGACCGAAGCCCAGTATTTCGCCCCGCAAGTGGGGAAAGATCATTTCCTTGAATGGGATACAAAATCCATAGATGTCCCAATCCGAGGATTCGTCCGCCATACCATAAGCGACGGAACCCGTCACGACCTCATACTGAGTCGCGGTCGCTACGAAAGCCGGGGGAGTCACCAGTTGGTCAGCGCATAACTTTTGGATCACCGAGGACATATTACTTACTCCTCTTGGCCAGTATCCGGGCCGCATTGTGCAGTTCCTTCCGATAGCCCGTTTCTTTCGAGATCGCAGCCTCCCACACTTGCTCATTATGCAGGTCTTCAATCTCGTCATTTATCAAGTCGGCCAAAATCCGGGGTTCCAGCGCATCGAGTTCCCAACTATCTACTCCATATTTTTCCATGTAACCCTGGTATCGGGAATCCGTGAGTTTCGCTGGGTTCGGTGGCGGGCTGAATTTTTTTACCTGATCCATGTTCAAGGCTAGCCGCAGAGCGATCCTTCTGTCCAATTTTCTTTCCTTGAAGTGTTCGTAGATCAATCACAGATCCAAACTCCAGAAAAACCTCCATGAATTTTTCATAATTCTTACCCCAATAGACCATGGCACAGGCCATTGGGGCGCCTTTTCCTTCGTCTTTTCCATTCACAAGAAATCGGAGTCGCGTGTCATACAAAAAACAAACGCCAGTCGCTCTGCCCCATATGTAATTTTTCCAATGACCAGTATTGGTGGCAACCGGTACCAGTGCCAAAACCTCTGATCCATACTTTTTATGCGCCTCGGCGCATCTGTGCAGCCAGTGCTTGATCGTAGTGCCTCTTTGCCGGTCCGCTCCATAAGGAGGATTGACATAAATCGTTGGAAATTTCCAAGACTCCCTTAGCCCATTGTGTTCCGGAAGACGATATTCATTTTTGGCATTAACGATGGCGTAGTGGTTGGCGCATGGATCAAGATAAATTTCACCTCCGAAAACCCGACGCACCGCATCAACATATTTCTTGGGTGTTCCCCAATCCTGACTCAGTGAATTAACCGTTCTGCCAGCAGTCATGCGTGAATCTCCTTCCAGTTCTTTGTGGAAAGGGAGCGGAGCTCACTGCAAAGCACCGCGCATCGTTGATGACCGATCCCAACTTGCCGTATTCCGCGTCAGTGTTGGGGATGAAGCCCCTAGCCACATGTTGATAATACAGTTGCCGTAGTTTCAACTCAAATCCCTGCGCATGATACTCGGCGATGATCTGATTTGCCTGCTCGATGATCTTCAGCGTCGCGGAACGGAAATGTTTGACTGCATAAAGTTTCTTCATTCGGAACTTCCTTGATGTGCGCCCATCAGGACTCGAACCTGCAACCTGCGGATAGCGACTAGCTTTTCAAGTCCCCTGGTTACGCTCTCTTAGTCCACAACTTCTTTCAATTCCCTGGCAAGTGCCATGGCTTGCTCTTTTTCGAGCCGGATCACCACTGCACACGCATCGTTTCCGTCCTCGAAGCGGATTTGGATAAAAGTTCGGTCTTCCCGGTAATAGCGATGGGCCGATGGCTGGGTTTCGGTGTCGATCAAGTCCAGGTCCATCAGGGGTTTCGACATTTTACACCTCACCGCGTCACTTCGGGAATCCGACCCGCCACCACGTCCTCACCAGATATGATACGGAAGTTCTCGGAGTCCTCGACGGCCACGAAGTCCTCGATCCCATCGGGAAACCGCACGACATAGGCCGGGTGCGGATTGCGGTTACATACATCTGGGGACACGATTTTGACTCCGACGATCTCTCCGGGTGTTCCAGCCCGGAATCCGTAACGGTGGATGTGAACTAGATACGCACTGCAAATTTTCATGGCTTGACCTCAAATTTCTGCGGGAACTTCACCCGCACCCGCTGAATCTGAATCAGTTCCTCCGCGAGAGTCGCCATCCGCGACTCGATCTGGGTCTTTCGGGCCACGACCTTCCGCACGGTTTCCTCCGTCAGATACCCGTCCTGTTCCAGGATTCTCCGATAGGGGATGTAAATGTCGGGATTGATCTTCCGCGCCAGTTCCCGGAGGCCCAGTTTCTGGTCCGTCCGTTCTCTCCGTTCTTTCTCCGCCGCCCGGGCCTGAGCGCGGAGTTCCTGCGTGGCTCTCCGTGTGCGATTCCGCTCCTCGTAACCCTGAATGATCTCCCGATCAGCCATCGGATTGTCCTTTCTGAGATTCGGAATTCTCTATCCATTCAATGCGAACTCCAGGCAAACACCGAGCTAAACACTGACGAGCCGAGCGCATCGCGGCTTTGCGACTAACATGGAGATTATCCGGGCGGTTCCAAGTATAATCCGCATCCCAAGTCCAGGAACTTCCAGAATTATGATAATAGCCAAAACCCCGAAAGACCCTGACCTTTATCGTCTCGATGTCTCGTAGTTCTGATATGAAATCTCGCAAGTCCATGTTTTCCCCTATGCAGGAAGTTCCTCTGCGCTATTCACGGGCCATGTCGGATCAAAGCCCGCGAAGTTCCCACCCCGAGCCTTGTGTGCGCGGAGCCGCGAGGCCAAGGCCAGGCCGTCGTCGGTCATGCTCACGTGTTGGGCTAGGCCCGTGGAGATTTCGATGAGTCCCTTTAGTCCTCGGTTTTGATATGGTGTTCATCCAGATAAGCCAGGAACTTCTGCTGATCCACGTAGAGTTTGCCCCCGAATTCCATGAGAAATTCCATGCGGTTAAAATCGCCGCGATTAGCTCGGTGACGAAACCACTTGGGTGTGATACCCAATATCCTCGCGGCCGCGGCCAGCGACATATAGATCGGCTGGTGTTTTTCAGCCATGAGAATTCTTCTTCTGGATTTTTCCCTTAACTACCTTGACTACCCGTCCAGTTTTTAGCCGAAGTTTTTTGGGATAGAGCACTGCCGTTTGGTAATGGTTCCGGAAATCTTTCCATCGTTGAATCAGCACGGCATCTTTATGAACTTTCCAGATTACAACTTTCGCACAGACCGCTGCAATACCGCCAAAGCCAACCTCGATTGTGCCTTCGTCTCCGGTGATGGTGGCGATTCCCTGCTCACCCGTGGCACTTGCGGCCCCCTGCCAACCCGTGGCACTTGCGGCCCCCTGCCTACCCGTGGCACTTGCGGCCCCCTGCCAACCCGTGGCACTTGCGGCCCCCTGCCTACCCGTGGCACTTGCGGCCCCCTGCCAACCCGTGGCACTTGCGGCCCCCTGCCAACCCGTGGCACTTGCGGCCCCCTGCCAACTCGTGGCACTTGCGGCCCCCCGCCAACCCGTGGCACTTGCGGCCCCCTGCCCACCCGTGGCACTTGCGGCCCCCCTTGATGATTGCTGAATCCACGCAATCTGCCCTTGCAGCACCATCCGAAAAGCTCCGACCCATTCCCCATAGTAAAGCACTTCTCCATCCGGGGCCTTCGTCTTTTCATTATCAACCACGATAATCCTGTTTGGGTCAGTTGCCCACACGATCCAGATTCCCTGATAATCTGGGTCCTTTCCACTGCCTATTCCGATTCCCCACGGCCAACCGAATAAACCACCACCATCGCAGGTCGGCTTCCCGTCCCACTGGGGACTTTTAACTGGACCGGATTTAGGCCAGATGAATTCGTTTTTTGGGCCACTGGTGCCGTCAGCGTTGATGCACTTGATTAAGAGCACTTTGTCGCCGTCGTGAGTCCATTGATGGACGGGAATGATCGGTTTTTCGTCAGTCATGGGTATCTCCTTTTGGATTGGTTTGGAAGTCCAGAGTCAGGTGCCGAGCCACAAATGTCATCATATCCCGAGTGCCCCGGATCAAACCCAAGACTGGAGTTCCGACGTAGACCACCACGCCAGTGTCCTCGCCTTTGCCGTCGAGCACCGGAATCGTGATTCCCAGATCGAGATGCACCATCAGGTGTCGTTCGATCTCCTTGAGATGGTTCTTATCGAGTTGCATGGGACTTCCTGCGCCGATACCGAACCACGGCGATCTGGCAAAGACCGAGCCAAGTCAACCAACTACGGGTGAAGATCATCGCGTTTCTCCTTTCGTTTGGTCTGCCATCCAGACCGCGAGATTCAGGATCGCTTCTTGGGCTTCGGCGGATAATCCACGTTCCAGGGTCTCTCGCATCTGGCACTCGGCCCGTCGTTCGTGAGGCCGGTTGGCCCATCGGCGGTTGTAGTTTCCAAACCGCTCACCGCGCTGGCGATCCCGGATATGTGCCCATTCATGGAGGGCTATCTGGAACGCCTTTTCCGCCCTTTCCAGCGGATCACCTTTTTTGCCAATTCTGATAAATAAATATCCGCCGTCAACCTTAACCCAAACCTTGCGATATATTCCTTCTTTAGTCCGAGGTTTTCGGGCTAAGCTATTGGATCGAATGGCATCGGCATCCAGTTGTCTTCCATAAGCACCACGAGAACTCCAGGTGACCCGGACCGGAACTCTGGAAAATCTAGCTCCAATAGCCTTTGCTGCTTCGCTAAGCAACGGCTCCAATAAGGCTGTGGGGATTCGCGTGTGGTTGTAGATTTTCATGGGGCACCGACCAACGAGGTTTGGAGCCTCAACCGGATGTCCTGGGGCCGGGGCTTTCGTGGCTCTGGGATAGCCTGGGGCCGTCTCTGGGTCTCCGCACAAGGCAGGCACAGATCGGCCTGCCGGAAGTCCCCGGAGGTCCAGCCACAGACTCTACAGGTTTGATCTTCGTGCTTCATCATCGATTACGCTTCTTTCGTAATCTGGCTTACATGTTTCCCGTGAAACCTTACAGAATCCTTCGAGAAAGCCCCTGGCTTGAGCCGTGGGGTCGGGCCACATCCAGTGACCATTGTGATCGAGTTTCATACCTCCAAACTATGCTTTTTCTGTGCCAAAGTGGGCCAAAGTAGCCCAAATTGGTCGTAAGTGCTTCATCTAGCTAACAAATAAAGTTTTTGTCCGATCTGCCAAAGTTCCCCAAACTGGACTAAAATGCGCAAAAAGTGTCCAAAACGGGCATAAGGCCTTAAACTTTTTCATACGATTTTTAACCTCAATGAAACAAATTTGATTCGTCAAAACGAATCTCTTGTGATGGCTCAAGATTTTGCGACTCTTTGGCGAACCTGGACAGACCTTAGCGGGGAAGAAACTCCATCAGTCGAAGCCCTGCGCACGCTCCAGACCGAAATTTACAACCGGCTGGCCGTGGCCCCGACCCAGGATGAACGCCAGGAACTGGCTCAACTTCTAGCCTCGGTGCTGAACCGAATTCGGAGTGCGGGAACGCACCGTGCAGATGACTTGTTGACCGAAGCTCTGCGGGAATTCTGATGTTTTTCAAATTTGCCCGATCCCATCAATTATGGCTCCGGCCCGAGGCCGAAGTCCAGGGCCTACTCAAAGAAAGTGCTATTCGCTTTTCCCTGAATCCAGAAGAAAATTTCTATATTGAGAGCTGGGCAGTGTCAGCTTGGGAAGATTTCGGCTCGAACGAAAATCACGATGCCTTCGAGCGGGCAGAACTGAAACTTGCTTACCGAACTTTCGTCGATTCCTGGGCCTGCCTGGATCACGAGAACTGGGACGAATCCCTGAAGATCGGGTCAAACCCGGATGCGGTTTACACGCCTCAGAATTACGTCAAGGTCCTGATGGCCGTGGACCGGAAACTCGCGGAGTCCCGGCGACCGGGGATCGAACGGGCCATACAGGAACAGCGGATCACCGACACTTCGATGGGAGCCTGGTGCACGACCTCGGTATGCAACGTCTGTGGGAACGTCGCGGCCATGCCCCAGGACTTCTGCGATCACATCAGACCTCCGAAACGCGGCACCATGATCTGCGATGCGTCGACGAATTTCCAACAAAAAAAAGCGGTGGAACTGAACCGGGGCGTAGTGTTCTTTGAAAATTCTATCATCACCACCTCGGAGGGAGCGGATCAGAACGCCAAAATCTTGGCCAAACTCGCGTCATCCGGTCTGAGGCAAACCCCGGTCGGACTCTGGATCGCCGGGGATCGGCTCTATGGTGCGTTGTGGAAGATCGCCGCTGAAGATCGGACAGAACATGGGAAAATGTTTTGGGCGCATTTGATTGAGCGGCTGGGCCAGCAACTCGATGGGGAGGCAGAGCATGGCGGAGAATGTTGATCGGAGTCAGGCCGCACTTGGCCGATCATTCAAGAAACTTGGGAAAATACTCGGCTTGCAGGAGGAACAAATGAAGACGGCGGAAGCGAAGTCTGCGGAAGCGGGAATCAAAACGGGAGTAAAAACGGCCCAAACCGAAAGCGGGGACGTGCGGGCCGCGTCGAACATCCAGACTCAGCACGACGCAGGGGATTACGGAACCCAGACTCAGGCCGTGGCGGCCCAGGCCCAGGAGACTCGGGAACCTGGAGCACCGCCCGTGGCCAGCATGGGCGGGTCCCAGGTGCAGACGGCCAAGCAGGAAACCGACATCAATTACACTCTGGCCGTGAAGAAGCGGCAAGTGCAAGCGATCACCGCCGTGGCCACGGCCAATGCCGAGGCCCTGCACCTGATGGCCAAAGAAGCCCAGGGCGAACCCACTGGGCCAGGCCAGAGACCAGCCGAGGGACCGGAACTGGGGGGCGAACCCGCGCCGAAAGAAGAAGCTGAAGAACCGGCAGAAACCCCGGTAGCGGCCCCGGGCAAACCCAGCGGTGGCACCGATGCGATCATCCAGGAGGAGATTAGAACCCGGGCAGATCAGGTGAAAACCGAGCAGGAAGTGTTAAAAGCCTTGACCGATGTGGCAGAGAAGGCCGAGATTCCGACCATCGGAGCCAAGCAAGCAACAGTTCACGGAAGTTACCTGATGCCCGATGGCCTGACAGCGATAGTCCAAGGCGATGGTTCGGTCGGATATTACGATACCAAGACCATGAGTCGGGTTGGCCCGTCTGATGATTTTGGCGATCCCCAATCCGCGATCCAGGCGTTGGAATCCCAGGGCGGTAAACGATCAGGTAGCGGAACCCGAACGATGGGTCGCACTAACAAGACCGGGGCCGATGTGGGAACCCCGGCCTCGAATGAACCAAATCCCAAGGTGCCCCATGCGGCGGTCGATATCCCGGACATGACCCGAAGTCCTGACCCGGATCAGGCTCTGGCCCAGGAGGCTCGGACTGGATCACCTTCAACGCCGAAAGCGCGAATGCCCCAGGAGTTCGGTGGGGCCTCGGATACGGATTATGCGCAAATGAAGGGGGCCTATCGAAGGGCGATGATCAAACAGGCGAAAAAACTCCAGATCTCCGGGATGGATCAGGCGCACGTCCGACACCAAATCGAGGCATCGGTCATACATCGTCGGTGGAAACAAGTGGAATCCACCAAAGTGTTTGTCCATAAAATCATGGCTTCGGCTTTGGCCGAGGTCAAAAAGCGCATAGCCTCGGGCTTGACATTTGAAAAAGCGGTTCAGGAGATCGGACGCAAACATGCGCGATCCATCCGGGTTTCCAATGCCCAGTATCGGAAAGCCGTTCGGGAATTCCAGCGGTATCTGCGGATGGCCGAGGACCGGAAACTCGATCCCGGCGCGGCTTCGGTTCCCGCAGGCGAACACCCGGAATACACAGGCCCGGATGCGGGAACCCGAACACCAGATGAAATTTCCCAAGGCTCGGATACTTCCCTGACCTCGCCCGAGACCCAGCAAGTGGCGAACTCCGCCGATGCCTATCTGAATGCCGAACATCGGGAGGATGTGGCGGGCACCACGGCCATGACCTCGGCGGAGAAAAAAGGAATCGTGGCCCGGCTGAAAATCCTCGACGGAACGCATGATCAGCTACGGGCATTGGCCAGTTCGTGGAAAAAAGACGCGGCCCTGAAATCCACCACCAAGAACTTGACCTCGGCCATCAGTGGCCTGATGGTCAATACGAAGACAGTGGGGGATCAGATCGAAAGCCTGATGAAAATCCGCCCAAACAAGGCGGGGATTAAAGAGCATCGGGCGAAAATCGGACAGGCCGTGAAGTTGGCTAATCGTTGTCTGGCCGAAGCGATTCCGGTATTGAAAGTCGCATCCGCGCTCAGTGCCGAAATCGAGGCGAGAAATCAGCGGTTAGCCCGGGTAGGCCCGGCCCTGAAGGTCGCTATCTTGCTTCTGGAAAAAGGGCAGATCGACCAGATGGAGATACCGGAAAAGGTGGCAAACTACGTGAAAATGACTTCCGGGGAGTTCGAGCACGTGGCGGCAATGGCCAAGGACATCCGGCCCGTGCCGGTCCAGGGGTTGAAAAAGACCGCGCAACATCTGCCGTTGGTTCAAGGCGGCGATGAACTCACGGATTCGCTGGAAAGCATGTGGGATGATTGAAATGGGAACCAGACCGTGCTCAGCGACGAGCACAGAATAGAGAGCAGAAAAACATGTCAGTTGACATCCTTCAGTGGGGTGGCTTCAAAGACGGGGAAATCGCCCTGGACGCCGCTGATGCGGCGTCCAACCCGTATTACGGCGGGTCCCCGGCGAAACTCGGAGCCTCCGGCGCCAAACTCGCCACTTCGGATGACATCATCGGGGTGTTCCAAAACAACTCGGTGTATGATCTGAAGGGCGACATCCAGATCGCGGAGACAGTGCAGACGGATAGCCTGATCTGCACCGTGATCTTCGGTTGCAACAAACTTCGATTGATCCCCGAGGCCGACGGGACGACCCCGTGGACCGAGACTCCGACTGGCGGGACTTACAGCCTGAATGATCCGCTGTATGTCGGAGCCGATGGTCTGTGGGACAACGACAACGGCACCGGCAAGTCCGCATATCTCAAGATCGTCAGTGGCGACGGCCTGCCGTCCTCAACCCCGACCGCCCTGGACGTTTACCAGGCCCCGATCTTGATATAAGGAGGTGAACAGATGAAAACTCAAAGTGCCCCCGTAACTACCGTGAATCGGCGGTCGTATCATCCCGATTACTCGACCCACCAGGGCCGAGTTCAACAGGCCCAGCGGCTGATGCAGAAAGAGGCCGCGCTGTCCCGGGTCATGCAGTCGGAGATGGGACTGCGGAAGATCGCAGCGAACATGGCCAACCCGGTTCGCACCAAACTCGACTACAAGGGCATCTTTCGGAAGTTCGTGGTGATCGAGCAGATGCCGGACGGCGTGCCCCTGATCTACGACAAGGACTTGCCGGACGTTCCGGCGGTCAAGGTCGGACGATTCGGGACCAACCGGATGGTCGAGATGAAGGGTGCCCGCATAGAGGTCGAACCGTTCGAGATCGTGGCGACTCCGCAGATTCCCTACCGGGAACTCTACACCCGGCGTTTCCGGGCCTTGGACCGTGCCAAGGACCGGCTGATCGAGGGGATGGAACTCCGGGAGGACCTCATCGGGTTCGGTGCCTTGAATACCGCCTCGACGATCAACAACACGGCGATCACCAGTAGCACCTACATGGACCGGGACCATCTGGCTCGGCTCTTTACCGAGGTGGAACGGCACCGGCTCGTGCCAGCGGCAGTTCTGATGAGTCCCTACGGCACCCAAGGCATCCGGCGTTGGACTTTCCAGGACCTGGACCAGGTCGGAATGCAGGAAGTCCGGGAATCTGGCTACCTGGGTTCCCACTGGGGAGCCGACTACTACGTGTCGGACCAGATCACTGCGGGCCGAGTCTTTGTCCTGGCGACTCCGAAGTTCTGCGGATGGATGCCGATCCGTAAAGACGTGGACGTGATCCCGGCGGATGATCCGAAGAATCTGCGCCTGGGTCTCGTGGGCTACGAACTGATCGGCTTGGCCATCACCTGCGCCAACGGCGTGGCCAAGATGACCCATAGCATCATCGCCTAATCGGTGATCAGGACACGAAAGGAACGGGAGCGGGCGGCGGTGTGAGACCCCGCCCCTCCCTTTCGATGGTTGATCTGGATAAAGGCACAATTTTTACCAACGTGACGGTGGCGAAGTTGGTTCTGAACTCGCCACCAGGGCTTGACCGGAATCGCCGCTCAGATACCGAGGGCAACGCCCTGCGCCTTGAGGCTCGGGCAGAGCCGTTTGGAGGCATCATGCCTCTGAAGAATCTCCCGGCTTTAGCCGTGGGGAGTGTCAAACCGTCTCGGGAAAAGATCAGTCTCAGTCCGAACGGATGGATTGATCTCCAAAATTGGACACCGGCAGAACTGCGGCGATTCACCGATTTGGACAAGGCATTGGCTCTGTGTATGGTCGCTCAGTCAGTGTCTCCGCCACATCGACCGCCGACCGATGGTTATGGGCCAAGCAATCAAGGAGGCACCATACCTCTTGGGAGAGTGTCAACATCAAATCCAGCAGAACCACCAGTTCCTTTGCCAGAACCAGAGATTCCCGAACCGCCGTCATCGACGGCACTATTCGGGGTGAGCCGCACCGATGCGGAAACCGTTCCCGGAAGGGGACGCAGAAAAACAGGAGGGATGAAATGAGCGAGCAAGCAGGCGACCGAAACGAGGGGATTACCGGGACACCGAAAAAGTTATTCGATACTCAACCCGAGAAGGCCAGCACCACGGGGCGGCGGCGGTTCAAGAACATGACCGACACCCGGTTGTTCCTCGGTGACCTCGGCACCCAGAACGCCCTGGGCCAGATGGTGAGTTTCGAGACACTGGAACCGCACGAGACCAAAGACCTCGGGGCCTACTACACGGATGAGCAACTATTGAAGTCCCGGGCGATCCGCGATTTCATCGAACGCAAGTTCTTGGTCGAGTTGGAAGTGGGCGAGCCGGTTCCCGGGAATCCGGTTTCCAGTCCAGCCGGGGTGATACGGCAACGCGGTAAAGAGATGAACGAGTTCGCAGACCCGACGGTCGATAATGAATATGACATTCGGTTGGAAGAGGTGAAGAGGCAAGCTGAGGAAGAAGACCGTGCTACCCAGATCGGGTCCGGTGCTCGATAGGAGATGCTGTGGCCCGAGTCTTCGAGTTCGGGGCAACCCTACCCAATGAGGTGCGGGAGCAGAAGAAGCAAGCCCTGATTTCAATCCGGGTTAGCTTCCGTGATCCGCAATCCAATCTCGCGGACGTGGATAACCCTCGCGCCCGGGTCCTCCGCGAGGGCGAAGTCGTTCTGAATCTCCAACTGGTAAGCGGAACCCTGGCCGAAGGCGGGTCAGTAATTCTTGAACATCTGGGAACTGGTCGCTACAGCATCAGTTTTCTTCCGTCCTTCATGGAGTTCGGCCTGTATCGAATCGAATTCACGGGTGATCTGACTTATCAGGGCCGGAACCTGAAAATACTGATCGGAGGCGTGATCGAGATCGGCGAGATCACGATGCTGCAGTATTACATCACACAGTTGCGCATCCGACTAATGGACGATCTGGTGAGTTGGTATCGGCTGGATGAGCCTGTGTTTCAATGGCCGACCGACACCCTGATGACCTGTCTGGCCAACGCCTTGGATCATATCGTGATTCGCGGTCCGCAATACCGGCCCCTGAGTTTTGATACCGTGCCGGAGGACCTGATAACGACCGGGGGCCTGATCTATGCCCTGGAAAGCCGCGCTCGGATGGAAATAGCGAATGCCATGAGCTACACCGACGGCCATAGCTTGAGCATTGATCGGGGACCCCGATACCAGGCTTTGGCTTCCCAATTACGACAATCATGGGATCAGGCCATTGAAGGATGGAAAAAGGCGACACCGCCACAGCCTATCGGACTCAAGAGCCAGAGATTGCCGTTCAGGATTTTCAGGGTGATCGGCTTAATTCCAGGATATCAATCGTATTTTGAAGGAGTCATGTCTTAATGATTCGTTCAGCAAAAATATCCCTAGAATTTGCTACCGAAAGCAAATTGAATGTGCTCGCTCGGACTCTCGGAAACTCTCAGGAGTCTAAGGTCCCTGAGTCGCTTTGTGGAGGAGGAGGATAAAACCTTGCCTGAGATTTTTATGGACGGTGGACCGATTTTTCCCTTGGCCGCGAGGGATGCTGGAACCTATACGTCCAATCCGATCCTGATGTCCGAGGGAGTGCTTCTGCCCTTTTCGATATTCGTCGTGACCGATGTTGATCTCGACATCTATTTCGATCTGTGGCTGGATGACCAATGGCGGACGGATGCGTTTAATCAGGCCGTGACGGGCCAGGCCGAACCGACGATCCTCTTCGTTTCCTACGCACTTCAGAAATGGCGGATGCGGGTCGTGGCCGTTACACCATCCAATTTCTCGATTCAGGTCATGGGCAGGAATATGTGATGCCGGTTATCAACATTCCAGAACTGACTTCGGGTCCCGAAGGGCCTCGGGGTCCCAGGGGAGTTCCTGGTCCAGGGGGTTGTCCTTCCGATGCGTTCATCGAGGTCTCTCCGACATTCGAGGCCGATGACGAACTTAACCATTATCCGACGATCACCCAGGGTCTGGCCCGCACAGCCATTTTGCGAGCCTCGGGTAAATGGCCCCAGGTTCTGGTCTGTCCTGGTAAATACGCCGAGGACCTATCGATCACCGCCGCACACGATCATGCGATTCTCAAATTTGAAGATGGTGCATATCTGGTAGGCACATCCAATACCGGGGTAAATCTTATTACCATCGATCCAGGTTCAGGCAAATATTTTACGCTATTAAATATGGTGACCGGCAATACGGTTAATAAACCAGCCCTGATCGAAGTCCGGTCTGGAGCACAGATTCTGATTCATCGGGTGGTGGCTTCGGGAATCATGAGTGGCACCTGCGTTAATTCCCTTCTGTGTTCAGGAGGGACTATCTATGCCCTCGAAAGCATATTCGGCTTGGGTAATACTGGCGCGGCGGTGGCGATCAGTAAAAAAGCGAACATTAAACCGATATTGAGTCTGGTTTTGCCCATGATTCTCAATGTCGACACGAACCATCGAGCAATCGAATGCACCAATGGATTGCTGGTCGAATCAGGCATGGTTCTTAATCTGATAAACCCGATATTGGTCAACATGGATTTCTCAACTCCGATTCTTAGCCTCGATACATTAACTTGTGTTGAGATTTACCATGGCACTGTAAATCCGAATTGTTTCGTATTACAGCACGAAGGCGTTTATGCGCAGGACACGGTTACTAATGTGTCAAGCACCCACATTTACAGCGTGACTGGCTATCCAGACGATTCGTTAAAGAATCTGATAGTAGTTGTCACCTCCGGTATCATTCGTGGTCATCAATATACTATCACGGGCAATAATGAGGATACCAAAGAAATTACCGTGATGGGCACTCCTGAAGCAGATGGGTTACTGCCAGACGATACTTTTGATGTTCGCTATCCATCGTATTCCGATCTGGTCCATAATCAAAGCGACTTGCCAATGCCTCCGCCAGATTTCTCTGAGTCCGTGATTGCTCTCACGGTGTTGGATGCGGCCTTAACTGAATCTTCGGAAGGTTGGCAAATCCTGGATTTATCCGCCGTTGCGCCCCAGGGAACGACTGTGGCTTTCCTGGAAGTCATGCTCAGCGGGAACCCTTATGACGGAACTTCCAATGTGGAATTTCGCAAACCCGGGGACGCCAAAGGTGCCACCGTTCGTTCGGTTCTATACTACAACGAAAACCCGATGATAATTCCCGTGTTGATGGATAATCATTGGATCGAATGGTGGGCTACCGTTGCTGGCATATTGGGAATTACGGTCAATGTTATCGGCTGGGGTTATTCTGATACTACGTAGGAGCAACGTCAACCACCCGCCCCCTGAAGGGAGCGGGCTTGTGACGGCGGTTGCAACGCAAGGGTTGACTAGGGGGCTGAGAAAACGATGAGGAGTCAGCAGACGCGATCAGGACTACTTCAAGAACGGCACAATGCTTCTCCAGTTGTGCCCGCTTCGGCAGAACCGCTGAATGCCATGCGAGATCGCTCGCTAAGCCCAGATCGCAACCCCGAGGAGAGATTACCGCGAGGCCAGCGCGGGCCGCATGTCGGCGTTAAACTGGCCAACCATTCGGTGTGGGTTGTGAGCAAGGGTGGTCATCCATTGACTCCCATGACGCCTGCCAAGGCGAGGAAACTGATGCGAGCCAGAGTAGCGAAACCCGTGTGGAGCAGGTTCAACGAGATGGGGATTCAGATGTTGGTCGAGACGCGACACGAGACTCTGGTAACAACGCTGGGGGTGGACCACGGAACGAAGTTCGAGGGCTATGCCGTGGTGTGCGGGACGGAAAACAACTTGGCCGTGAAGTTGGACTTGCCGAGCAAGAAGTTATTGGTGAAGAAGTTGGAAGCACGGCGGCATTTGCGAAGAGCGCGGAGGTTCCGTAATTGTCGGAGACGGCCCCAGCGGTTCGACAACCGAAGTCGCGCAGGATTTTTGGCCCCGTCCCAGGCGATGATTGTCGGCTCCCGGTTGAAGATGTTGCGTAAGTTTTTTTCCTGCTATCCGATTCAGTCCGTGGGATTAGAGGACGTGCGGTTTGACCATGCGCATAAACGGTGGGGTGCGAACTTCTCCACGGTCGAGATCGGAAAGGCTCGTATCCGGGAATTTATAGAGGCCCATGCTGAACTGCATGAATTTGCGGGCTATGATACGAAGGACTTGCGGCTCCAATACGGCTATCGGAAGATTGCGGACAAACATGCGGATCGGTTCGAGGCTCATTGCTCGGATGCTCTGGCCTTAGCTTGTGAAGCGGGCGAAGGTTCGCGGATTGAGCCAGGAAGAATGATCGTGGTGGACGACACGTATCGTCCAGTGCGGCGGCAGTTGCATGATACCCAGCCAGCCCCAGGGGGAATCCGCGCCCGATATTCCCAGGGCACGGTGTTCGGACTGCGGAAAGGACTGCTGGTAGGCCGCCCGGACGGGAATCAGGGTCGGTTGTGCGGCGAATATCGCGGTGGCTACCGCTACTACGATCAACGGGGCCGCAGGCAGTCAACCCGGAAGTTGGCTTGGGCCTGCGGACATTGGATCACAAGACTCGGAAAGGAGGCGGCGATTCCTCCCGCCCCGTGAATGGAGCGGGTTCCCTCGCCGATTTTTCTATGGAAGATTATTTATCATTGCTAAATTCCCGGCAGACCCCCCCCAAGTTATCCCCAGACGAGGAACTGCTGGTTCAGATTCGCGCTACCGAGCAATGTTTGGCCCAGTCGTGGTATGGATATGGTTGTGCTCTTTGTGTCCAATACCGGGAAACCCGGATTGCGGGTGTAAAATGTCCCAGGTGTCCGATCACGCAGAAGATTCAGAATCTGGGAAAATACCAAAGTCTCAGAGAAAGATTAACGAGACCCGCATGTGCGGTAATCATGGAACATCAGGTAGTGGCGGATCATCTGTGTGACGCCGAGGATAAAGTTGAAATTCGGGTTCTCAGTTGGAAACCGGAGAACGTCAGACCGAAATTGCAGGAGACCCTGGATTGGTTGAGGTCCCGACAGAAGCCCGTTTTGAAAGGAAGGCCGTGACCAAACTCGAAGAACTGGCTACGCGGTTGGAAGCCAAACTCGACCAGGTGGAGCAACGCCAATCCAATCGGATGGATCAGTTTGATGCAAAATTGGAATCATCCCATCAGGCAATGATCGATAGCAATAATGCGGTAATCCGGGTCGAGGAGCGGTTACATGCGCACATTGCGCAAGAAAACATCCATCACGATCCGCCGTGTCCGACTTTCCGGGAAACCCGACGCAGTTTATGGATTGTGGTGCCGATCCTATTGACCCTAGCGACACTTCTCGGTGGTCTGGTAGTCTGGGGTATAGAGGGACATTATAAGTAAACCACCCCTCCCCTAAAGGGAAGGGGCTTTTGGCGAGTAGGGCTACCAACTTGAAAGCCAAAAGAGCAAACGGGAGACTAGCGTGGGCAAGATTGGAAACAGTCGATTGAAGCCAACTGAACGGTTTTGGGCGTGGTAGCCCGCAGGACGTTGCGAATGCCGCCCTAGTTTGCAACCTCTTCGACCGTCAGCCGCGAAGGGCCGTAGAAACTCCGAAGGGAGACTTATCATGTTCGTTCCAGTAGTGGATAGCCAGCAGAAGCCTTTGATGCCCACCACTCCGTCAAGGGCTAGACGGTGGATCAAGGACGGAAAAGCCACACCGTTTTTCAGCAAAGGAGTGTTTTGTGTTCGGCTGAATGTCGAGCCGTCAGGCCGGGAAGTCCAGGAAGTTGCCGTGGGGATTGATCCGGGGAGCAAGCGCGAGGGGTTCACGGTGAAGTCGGAAGCACATACATATCTGAATATCCAGACCCAGGCCGTCGACTGGGTGAAGGGTGCGGTAAGAACTCGGCGGGAGATACGAAGGACACGGCGGAATCGGAACACGCCTTGTCGTCAACCGCGATTTAACCGGACGAAAGGATCATTACCACCTTCGACTCGCGCTCGGTGGCAGGCTAAACTTCGCATCGCGCAGGGATTGTCGAAATTGTTCCCGGTCTCTCACTTCGTAGTCGAGGACATTAAGGCCCGGACGAAAGGCAAACGGAAGTGGGATGTCTCATTTTCGCCGTTGGAAGTCGGCAAAGCCTGGTTCTATACCGAACTGAGCAAGCTGGCTCCGGTGGACAAAAAACAGGGCTACGACACGAGAGAATTACGAGACGAAGCTGGGCTGAAAAAGACGGGTGGAAAGTTGGATGAAGTGTTCTCCGCCCACTGCGTTGACTCCTGGGTGCTCGCCAACTCTTGGACAGGCGGACATATAAAACCGGACAACACGGAACTTCTGTGCATGGCTCCGCTGAGATTCCACCGGCGGCAACTTCATGTGCTCCAACCAGCCCAGGGCGGGATTAGAAAACTCTACGGCGGAACCCGGAGTTTGGGATTCAAGCGTGGCTCCCTGATCGAGCATCCTCGATACGGAACTGTATATGTAGGCGGGACGATGGGCCAACGCATCAGTCTGCATCGGATTGTGGATGGTCAGAGATTAACCCAAAGTGCAAAACCGACTGATTGCAGGTTCCGAACTTACAATAGTTGGCGAACCTGGAAAGGAGTGGCCCTTCCTCCCGCCCCGTAAACGGAGCGGGTTTCCGGGCCAAGTTATTTATGAATCCAACCCTGACCAATTATATTCGTTCCGGTCTGGCCGCGACAGTCACTGTCGGCTCGGTTGATCCGACAGCGACGGCGCGAGTTCGCGGATTCAATCCCCTAGCCAGTTCGATTTCCGTGGTTGAGGTCGGGAGCTGCGTCGGCCCAGGCGTAGTTAATCTCAATCTGTCGGGAATTCCCGCAGGTCAATTCGATCTCCGCCCAGTTCTGATATTCGCCGTGGCCGAACTTGGAGGAGAGACATCCGCGCCTTCGGCGATCATTCCCCGACTCATCACGGACCCAGATGGATCACTTGAACTCACGGATTTGCACCGTTCGGCGTCCAGGACGACTCTGTTGTTTGACATTCAGGGTCTGCCTGCTGGCGGACAGGCTCTGATCGAATACTTCGATGAGGAGTTTCAGACGATAATCGTGAACTCCAATGGGACGGTCAGTATCGGGGTCTCGCTGGATCGCCAATACACGTTCAAGGTCTCGGGCCTGGACGCGAACTACACGATTTTCGATTACCAACAGATCACGGAAGTTCTGAGTAAGGCGGATTTCGTTTTCTACGATGTGGTGCGGGATGACCGGGGAAACGCAATACCCGGAGTTCAGATTCAGGTTTATCGGGCAGGAACTTCGAGTCTGCTGTATTCGACGGAAACCGACATGGCGGGCGCATATTCAATTCCTTGGTCTGAAATCTCGCCCTATTCATTGGTGGATATTTATTTTTCGGGAGCGCGGATCGTGCCCTGGAAACGCGAACGGGTGCTCATGGGGTAATTATGTTTGCACCTAAAGACACGGTGGATAAAGGAACTTACGCCTATCCGGTGCAGTCCCCGGAAGGCGCGGAATCCCAGCAACTATTGTCATTCTACCTGGGGTTTATTGAGACCTGGACTAAAACCTTACAAGCGCAGTTGCGAGCTTTTTTCGACACGAATCCCCGAACTGCGAATTTCTGGAACAAAGTCCACATCGCGGAAGAATGGGGAACCGAACGGCAATACTATCCAGCGGTCATAATCTCCGGCACGACGGTGAATCTCCAGGATTTATTCCTGGCCAAGAAGATGGGAACCCTGAGCTTCCTTCAGAAGGATGGGACGGAAAGACTGATCGGAGAGCGGTTGGGTGGGAGATTCAAGCTCTCGACTACCCTGAAAGTCGGGGCCTTCACCACGCCCGACCGGGACATTCTGCATGATCTCCTGATGTATGGGATGGTCGGACCTCTGGGCTGGTCTTTGATGAAAGAGGGATTCGTGTGGGTAGCGAATTCTGGTCAATCTGGACCCCCGACGGTGGAACAACCGGAGAAACTGGGCCAGGCCGTGCATGTGCGGACACTAGGTTTTTCCGTCGAGAGCGAATGGTTCGATGATTTCTATTTTAACGGCGTGGACATTTCTCAGATCAACGCCGACATTTCGAGAGTCAGGATTGAACCGATTCAGTGAGTCGAGAAGGAGGATCACATGTATCGTGCACCGCAGGTAAGAACGATTCGTCAGCAGGGACAAATCACGGCGGTTTCCGCTGGTCTGGCCGTCCGTCTGGCTATTGTCGGCACGTCCCTGGGCCGTCAGGAAGCGGTTCGGGCCTCGGAAGTGACCCGGGGTGAAGCCGGGTATCCCGATGCACTGACCGAAGCCCTGGAAATCCTGGGCATAAGCGAAATCCGATCCGAGGAAGTCGGGGGCATGGTCTGGTTGCAAAACATCGATTACACTTTTGAGGACCCGACGAGCATCGTCTGGAACGCCACGGTCATTCCCGCACCCTACATAATGAGCGGGACTGCCGTGGCCACGGGCGGGACTCTCGCGGAAGACGACTACTACTACGTGGTTACGGCTCAACGGGTGACCGATCTGGGCGGCGGGACTCCGGTATTGGGCGAGACCCTGGAGAGCAACGAAGTGCATGTGCTGACCACGGGTTCGACCTCGAAGGTCACGCTCGTATGGAATCCGGTGCCCGGGGCCTACGCTTACCGAGTGTGGCGAGCACTGGCCGCTGGCGGACCTTACGATAACTGCCTGATCGCCACCGTGGTCGGGGAGTTCACCAACACCTACACGGATGAGGGAGATACCCCGAGTGCCGAAACCTTCCCCGTGGCGAACACCGCGTATAAGCGTCCTCCGACCGAAGCCACGTATTACGTGGACTACGTGCGCAAAGCCTATGCGTATTTCACGCCCGTGCTTTACACTCGGATAAGCGACATCATCAGCGACTACGGCTTGGGATCGAAGATCGCCAAGGCCGCGACACTCGCAATGGGGACTTCGGGCCGGGGCAACGAGGCCCAGTATTGCTGGGTCATGGCCATCCCGGACGAGACATTGGGCACGTTCGAGACCGCATTCGATCTACTGGCGAACAAAGACCTGGAATTATTGGTGCCCCTGACTGATGATCTCGATGTGCTGATTGCGGCCTTGGCGCATTGTAGATTGGCCTCGGACCCGAACCATAACAAGGAACGGCGGGTTGTCGGCGGACCAGCCAAGGGTGCGATGATCGGAGATGCCAGCACCTCGGGCACGATGATCTACGAGGCCCGGCAACTGGATGACAACCGGGCGATTTATGTTGCGCCTTGGCCCTATGCTTACACCCAGGGGGATGACGGGGTGGTGGCCGAGGAAGAACTGGATGGATGTTTCGGAGCCGCCGCTGTGGCTGGGCTGATCGCGTCCCAGCCAGATCGGGCGACTTCGGTGACCCGCAAACGAGTGCAGGGGATTTCCAAGTTGGGCAATCCCGGAGGTCGGGAAATCGACAATGCTCAGCGGGACTTCATGGGAGCCTCGGGCATCTGTGTGATCTGTCCCCAGGAGGGTTCGACCAATGTGTTTATCGTCCGGGACGCCCTGACCACGAGCCTCGCAAGTCTTGAAGATCAGGACATCACTATCGGACTCGTCGAGGATTTCCTGAGACAATCCCTGCGCCAATCATTCCAGCAGTTCTTGGGCCAGAAGAATATCGAGTCGATCCGTGCCCAGATCGAACGATTGACTCTGAATATCCTGGCGCGGTTCCTGAAGTTGGGACTGATCACCAATTACAATCCCCAGACCGTGAGTGCGACAGTTGATCCATTGTTCCCGGATAAGGTGATTGTGTATTTCGCTTACACACCAGTCTATACCATCCGCGAGATCGAATTTCGCTACAGCTTCGATTTGCTCGCGGCAGCGGCCTGATGAAAGGAGAAGATCATGCCATTGGTAACACGCGGTGACGGAGTTTCGATTCCTCAAACGAACAGGGCGTTAATTTCCACCACCGTTGACGTTTGGGACGAAATGGGGGCGAACATCGGATTCATCCAGTCCCTGCAGCTCACGGACACGCGCCGGGCGGATCGGATTCGGCATCTGGACAAAGAAGACGCGGGCCGGATCATCGAGCAGGCCCCGGCCCCGGACGATCCGACGCTAAACATCACGGGCTTCGCCCTGTATTCCCAGGGCGGTCGACGGCAGTCTCTGGTGCACCGGATCACCGGCGGTCGGGTGAATTTCCGCAGTCTGAACGGCCAGCACATTCCGTTCGACATCACGGAACGGTCAGTCCATCCAGCGGACGCTAACTCGGCCCAGATGGTTTACTATCTGGCGAACTGGCTGACGAATTGGACCCGCCCCATAAATATTGGAACAATTACTGTCTCCGAGACTGCAATTACACAACCTTGTTGGGTGGAGTGACAACTATTTGCCAGAAGGGGGTGAGTGATTGGCTGAAGAACAAGCATGGAACTCGGTGCTGACCGAACTAATCTTCGTGGGTAAGATCGCCCGCGAATTTCAGGTCCTGGGTCAGCCCGTGGAGATGCGGACGCTCGATGCGGAGACCGAGGCTCAGATTCGAGTCAGATGCTCAGGTCTGGACCTCCTGGCCCGGGAATCTCGGCTACGGATTCTGACCGTCGCCCATTCGCTCACGCGGGTTGGGAATTATACCTTTGAATCCCAGGACGAGAAGCTGAAGTTCGTCGGCCAGTTGAAAGACCGAGTGCTGGACATTTTCGTTGGCCATTACCAGGCCCTGCTTCAGGCTGAGGCCGAGGCCGTGAAAGACCTGGAGGAGCAGATAAAAAAATCTGCGGCTCCGCCGTCTCCAGGGGCGTCTGGCGAATTTTCCGACGCTTCCCCGACTTCCTGACCCCCGACTGGCGGGGCCTATTCAGTTATCCCGAGAGTTTGGTCGGCCAACTTCGCCGTCGGTGGGTCTATGAGAACCTGATGATCGACGAGGAGGACGAAACGAAAAAGGCGGTGGCTAAGATCGAACTGCTCGCGGCCTACGTGAACCCCGAAGCAATGAGGACGATCCTGGCGAATCGTGAAGTCCAGACTCCGAGTGAGCCAGTTTCCCGGACGATCAATCTCCGGGGTATCCAGATTACGCAGACTAACCCGGAATTCGAGGTGCGGATGCGCGAAGTTACGGAAACCGGGCAACTGGAACCCAAGGCCGACAACCCGGACATCCCGGCTATCAGACAGGCCGTGGAACAGCGGACGGGCAAACCCCTGCCCTCGATCCGAGCGATGATGGGCGAGGCGGATCGGATTTTGCCGGACGGCACGTGACAGAGTTAGAAATCCAACTTTGCAATGCTGGCCTCGTTCGGGCACAAGCAATGGTCGCAAATGCTCGCGCCCAAAAGAAGGTTAATGATCTCGCCACGGCCTGGGCGCAGGCCCTTGCCAATGGAGACCCCAATGCGGCGCAGATCAAGCTCGCTTACGATCAGGCACTGATTGTCGCAAATCAGACAGCCGCCGCCCTGATAGCCGCCCAAAATACTTACAATCAGGCCCTGCGTAATGTGTTGATGGATGGTCAGGGGTCTATCCTTTACAAAGGCGATGTAGGTAATACCGGCCCATCGGGTCCGCGAGGTCCCGTGGGTTCGGCTGGTTCCCGAGGTGATACTGGTATGGGCAGCCCTGGGATGAAGGGCGACACGGGGATCGGTGGGAATGCGGGGGCCAAAGGCGACACCGGGACACATGGCGACACGGGCGCGGCTTCAACAGTTCCTGGTCCGAAAGGCGAAACGGGTGTCGCTGGAAATGCAGGGGTCAAAGGAGACACAGGCACTCATGGCGATACCGGAACGGGTGGAACTGGCCCGAAGGGCGACACCGGGACAACTGGCAATACCGGGGCCAAGGGGGATACGGGCACCCACGGTGATACTGGCACGACTGGTTCCAAGGGCGATACGGGAACGACGGGAACGCATGGCGATACTGGAACCCATGGGGACACGGGTGCGGCTTCGACTGTCGCAGGTCCACAGGGCGATACTGGATCAAAGGGAGATACCGGAGTCAAGGGCAACACCGGGATATATGGCGACACCGGGACGCATGGCGATACGGGTGCGACTGGAAACACTGGTGCCAAAGGCGATACGGGGACACACGGCGACACGGGCACGGCCTCAACCGTGCCTGGTCCGCAGGGTGATACCGGAACTCATGGGGACACGGGTGCGACCGGGGCCAAGGGCGATACCGGGACTCACGGCGATACCGGGACTCACGGCGATACCGGGACTCACGGCGACACCGGAACACACGGCGACACGGGAATCAAGGGTGATACTGGAATTCAGGGCGATACTGGCACACACGGAGATACCGGCACTCATGGCGACACGGGAACGACGGGTTCGACCGGGGCCAAAGGCGACACCGGGACACATGGCGACACGGGCACGATTGGCAATACCGGGGCCAAAGGCGATACGGGGACTCATGGAGATACGGGAACTCATGGGGATACGGGCACGGCTTCCACAGTTCCGGGTCCCAAAGGCGACACAGGAATCTATGGCGATACTGGCACGCACGGGGACACGGGGACGCACGGAGATACTGGAACCCATGGGGACACGGGCGCGGCTTCGACCATTCCAGGTCCGCAGGGCGACACGGGTGTCACGGGCGGCGCAGGAGCCAAGGGCGACACGGGGACGCATGGCGATACTGGCACCGCAGCCAAAGGTGATACAGGCACGCACGGCGATACAGGAACTACGGGGGATAAGGGTGACACCGGAACAACCGGGGGTGGTGGGGCCAAAGGCGACACCGGAACCCACGGAGATACGGGCACCGGGGTTAAGGGGGATACAGGCGTTAAGGGCGACACAGGAACCACGGGAAGCACTGGTAATAAGGGCGATACGGGGACGTATGGCGATACCGGAGTTAAGGGCGACACAGGCGCGAACTCAACCGTCGCTGGCCCGAAGGGCGATACGGGCACGACTGGTGCGAAGGGCGACACTGGAACGCACGGAGATACGGGAACAGCGGCCAAAGGTGATACGGGCACGACAGGTGCTAAAGGCGATACGGGCACCACAGGTGCCAAAGGTGACACCGGAGTTACGGGAGCCAAGGGCGATACGGGCGTGACCGGACCGGGCGGTGCCGGTGCGCTCCTGGGCTTCCAATCTTTCGCCGCCAATACGAGCGGGACTTATACCAAAAATGTCTCGGCCAATCATATCATGGTCGAAGGTCTGGCTGGCGGTGGCGGCGGCGGCGGGGCAAATGGGGCAAATAATAATGCTGCTAGTGGCGGCGGCGGCGGTTCCGGCGCGTATTTTCGACGTTATATTGCCAGTCCGAATTCGACTTATTCATACGCTGTTGGTGTTGCTGGAACTGCTGGAGCCGCAGGCGGTGGCCTTGGCGGGGTTGGAGGAAACACGACATTCGACGCGGCTGGCACCCAGAATCTTTTGGCTCCTGGTGGGGCAGGCGGTGCGGGAAATAATGGAGCCGTGGGTCCGGCTTTTGTCGCTGGTGGGGCTAGCGGAGCATTGGCCACTGGCGGCGGGTCGGTTCAGGGTGATGTTTTCAGTGGCGGCGCACCGGGTCAAAATGGGTTGATTTTTAATAAAGCCTGCTCTTACGGTGGTAAGGGTGGAGCTTCTTATTTTGCCGATGGTGGTGCTGGGGGATGTCAGAATTCCGCCGCAGGCGTTGTTGGGGTTGCCGCTATCGCTTTGGGGGCTGGCGGCGGCGGAGCGGCGCGGGGTAATGGGGTAGGCAACGCCGCTGGCGGGGCCGGGGCAGGCGGAATACTTATCGTGTGGGAATTTGCATGACCAAAATCATTTTTACTCTGAATGTCGCACATGCTTATTCCCAGGCCGTTACTGATCTGACCTACCCATTTCTGAAAGCCTATGCGCATAAAATCGGGGCAGACTTTTATGTCATCCACGAGCGGAAGTTTCCTCAATGGCCCGAAGTTTATGAGAAAATGCAAATCTATGAACTGGCCGAGCAGATGCGCAATGATTGGAATATCTACATCGACTGCGATGCGCTTGTTCATCCCGATATGCCGGACATCACGTGTCATCTGCCAATGGACACCGTGGCTCACAATGGGTCCGACTTGAATACCTTACGCTGGAAATGGGATCGGTATTTTCAGCGGGATGGGCGATTTATCGGATCATGCAATTGGTTTACCCTCGCCAGTTCATGGTGCACCGATCTATGGCATCCATTGGAAGACATGACGCCAGATCAGGTTGCGGCCTCGATATTTCCAATCGTGGCCGAACTCCAAGCTGGAATCACACCTATCCGGTTGGTCGATGATTATGTGCTGTCCCGGAACATCGCCCGCTACGGTTTGAAATTCAAGACCATCATGGACATATTGAAAAGTCGGGGTTTTGACCCACCGGAGTTTTTGTTTCACCTGTATGCGATACCCCCGGAGGAAAAAGTGGCGCAGTTAAAGACTGTGATGAAACAATGGAGACTTGCGTGAGAGCCATTCTGGACATGGATACGTGCCAGATCGAGGTCACGAATGTCTGTCGGAATTCGTGCGCCAACTGTTCGCGGATGGTCGGACACGTTGAACCGTATTTCATGGACTTCGCAGTGTTTTGTTCCGCGATTGACAGCATGATCGGGTATCCTCGGATGATCGGTTTCCAAGGCGGTGAGCCGTTACTTCATCCTGAATTTGAGCGGATGTGTGACTACGCGGCATCCCGATTTGAACCCCGCCAACTCGGGCTGTGGACGACCCTGCCCGAAGGGTATGAAAAATATCGGGAGATCATCTGCCGGACTTTCGGTCATATTTTCATCAATGACCATAGTAGGTCAGACATCTACCATTGTCCGGTGTTGGTCGGGATCGAAGAAGTGGTCGAAGATCAGACCAAGATGTGGGATAAAATAAATCACTGTTGGGCGCAAGAATCATGGTCCGCTTCGATCAATCCCCGAGGAGCGTTCTTCTGCGAGATCGCGGCGGCTATGGCGATTCTCTATCCCGAAGAACCGGATGAAGCATGGTCGATTACACCCGGATGGTGGTCAAGAATGCCCTGGGAGTTCGGGACCCAGATCAAGCAGTGGTGTCCCCAGTGCGGTTTTGCCTGTAACCTATCCCGGCGAAGTAGCTTGGATTCATCTGATGATATTTCCCCCCGTCATTTGGCCCGATTGCAGAAGTCTCCCAAGATACGAAGAGGCCAATATGTCGTGCATCCATTGACCGAAGTGGCTCCGGCTGCGTTACAACCATTGGCTGCATATAAAGACACTGAATGGAGAAATAGCGTGGCCGCCCGTTACGGGATGTTTCTGATTATCAATGATCAACAGTTCTGGACTCCGATCTTGAAAGCGACTCCATACATACGTCCACATTCCATTTATGAACAATTCCGGGAGCGTTGGGCGTGAGAATTCTAGTCGCGGGCGGAGCGGGATTCATCGGATTGCACTTGTGCAAGGTCTTGGTGAGCCAAGGTCATCAAGTGACATGCTTGGATAATTATCTTACGAGTTACCGGAAGAACCTTAGCCACATCCCGGCAAATCAGAACATCACGTTTCTGGCACATGATATTTGCCGCCCACTTGGAGACCATGCTTACGATCTGGCCTTCCATCTGGCTTCCCCGGCGATCCCCGCGCAGTGCGAAAGATTGTCTATTGAAACTATGTCATCAAATATCGTAGGAGCGCAGAACCTGCTGGAACTGGGAGTGCCCCTGATCTTCGTGTCGAGCATCCGCGTATTGGACGAAGCATCGAAAGAAATTTATGTGATGGCCAAGCGCGGTGCCGAACTTCTGTGTGAAGAATACGCCAAACGGGGATCGTCAGTTCAGATCGTGCGGTTCTTCAATGTGTTCGGTGATCAGATGCGACGTGACGACTCTCGGGTCGTGCCGCAGTTTATCCAAAGGGCACTACGCGGCGAACCGCTGATGATCTACCAAGGCGGAATGCAGAGGGAGGTGTTGCTCCATGTAGATGATGCGGTTGTGGCCCTGCTCCAGGTGAAGCCCGGCAACCCGACGATCAATGTCGGTGGAACTACAATCACGATCCGAAACTTGGCCGAAATGATTATCCGGTTGACCGATTCCCAGTCCCAAATCTGCGACATGGCATCAGACCGTAAACACGCGGATAAAGCTCTATGGCCGATGGATGATTTGCCAGGATGGAAACCCGCATCGCTGGAAGTCGGATTATTGCGCACGATCAAATACTTTCGGAGTTTAACGTGACTTGGGAGCAGGATTCCGCTTGGGAAGCCCGCTGGTGGGGTGCGTGCATCAATACCTATGCAGAAGAAGCGAAGCAAATAATCTACGCTCCTCGGATGGGACTCCAATGGGAAAATCTGGACGGAACTTCTCCGTATCAGATCAATCTTCAAGGTCGAAGCGTGCTGGACATCGGCGGCGGGCCGGTCTCGCTTCTATTAAAATGCCACAACCGGGGCCGGGCCGTCGTGGTCGATCCATGCGAATATCCCGCATGGGTCAGGTCCAAATATGAGCATGTGGGTATTGAGATGATGGCCGTGATGGCCGAAAACTTGGGCGAGATCGGGATATTCGATGAGGTCTGGATTTACAATGTGCTCCAGCACGTGCGGGAACCCGCCCAAGTAGTGACCCAAGCCCGACAGCATGGGCGGATACTCCGAGCCTTTGATTGGTTGGAAGTTCCCGTCGGGGCTGGTCATCCGCATTATTTGACAGAGGAGATGTTAAACCGCTTGTATGGCGGCGAAGGCAAGGTCGAGATGCTCAGCGGTTTGTGCGCGGGCAAAGCCTACTACGGAATTTTCGTCGGCGGGAAGTGACGCCTGCGGAGAGGATGTAAGACCCACGGGGGCGGTTCTCGGTGAAGCAGGAACCAAACCCCAGTGTGGCCTGTCCACACTTGGGTAAGTTTTGGAGAACGGTTCAATGCCTAAAATCGCAATATGTATCGCTTATTACAATTCCTCGGACTTCATCGGGGAGACTCTGGCGGGACTGGCAAATCAGACGTGTAAAGATATCAACGTCTACATCTGTGCCGATGGATCATCAGCCGAGGAACTGGCGATTCTTGATCAGATTATCGCCACCCATACTTTGAGGCCGATCATCACTCGAATAGAATATCTGCCCCAGGTCGGGAGCGGACACAATAAAGCCAGGGCAGTGTCAGCGGCTTTGGCCGGTGGCGCAGAATACATCCAGATGGTGGATAGCGATGACATTCCCCTGCCGCAAATGCTGGAAAAAAATCTTGCCAAAATTCAGAGCCATGATTGGGTTTTGTGCTGGGGCCGATTGATCGGAGATCGGACGGGGAGTGTCCAGGGCCGGATCGGAACCCTGTCCGAGGAAGCGGATCGGAATCTTCTCCATTCGTGGTTGATGGCCACGGCCCAAACTTTCAGGGAAATCTCCTATCGGGATGAACTGTTGTATGCCGAAGATTGGGACCTGTGGATCAGGCTTTTCCAGGCAGGCAAACGCGGAACCATCGTGAAGGAAGAACTATACGGATATCGATTCCATTCCCGGCAACTATCTGCCCAGTTGAATGATGGGAACAATGAAGCATACCGCAAGATGCGGCGTGACCTGAGAAAACTCAATGGGCTACCTGACAGGAGATACCGTTTCCATCTTCTGGGTCTGGTGCATCTGCCGTGTTCCCGAGAATATATGGCCTGTGCTTTTACTCAGAAGAATTACAAACTCGCGCAGATGCTGATGTCCCTGGGCCACGAAGTCATTTATTATGGGGCTGAAGGATCGGATGTGCCATGCACGAAGATGATCCAGACCCATACATTATCGGATATTCGTCGCGCCTGGGGGGATGGAGACAATCGATTTGCCATTGGCTACGATTGGAAGACTCACGAATTCCGGCATGACTTTAATCTCGAACCTCGGGAAGTGACGCGCAAGTTTTATCAGGCGACGATAGAGAGTCTGAAAATCGAGGCACAGCCATCGGATTTTCTGCTCGTGACCCAGGGTCGGTATCACCAGCCTGTGGCCGATGCCGTGCCACTTTATCTGACAGTCGAACCGGGCGTCGGGTATCGAGGGAGCTACTGTCAGTTCCGGGCCTTTGAGTCGTCGTATATTCAGAACTTCACTTACGGGTCTCAGTTCCCTTATCAGTCGATCAATGGCAGGTATTATGACCGAGTGATTCCCAACTATTTTGATCCTCGGGATTTTGAGTTCCGGGCCACGAAAGACGATTATTATTTGTTCATTGGCCGGATGATTTTGCGTAAAGGCGTGCTTACGGCGGCCAAAGTCTGCAACCATCTGGGTCAGAAACTCCTGATCGTCGGTCAGGGTGCGATAGTTCTGCGAGACGGTTCCCTCCAGGGAATGGATGAGGAATTCGTGCTGGCACCGGGGAATTGGGAATACTTGGGATTCGCCGAGCCAGAGAAACGAAAACAACTGATGGCCCGGGCTGTTGGAACATTCGTATCCAGTGAATATCTGGAACCGTTTGCCGGGACTCACGTGGAGTCCATGCTCAGCGGCACTCCGCCGATTACCACGAATTTCGGAGTCTTCCCCGAGACGATCCCGGATGTGTTGAACGGCGTAGTCGGCTTCCGATGCAATACCTTACAAGATTTTATTCACGCCGCCGTCCGTGCTCCCCAAGTGGATCATGCGCGAATCCGCGAACATGGTCTGCGGTTCTCGATGGACCGAGTGAAATGGGAATTTCAGCAGTGGTTCGATGATCTGTTTCAAGTCTATCTATCCACCCTTGACACGCGAACCAAGGGCTGGCATTATATAGGCAAAGATGATGGCGACTAACGCTACATGGCAAGGGCGGGTCGGATCGGACACTCGAATCTGGCTCCAAAAGCCGTTGGTGCTAACCGAGGTGGATGTTCATTGGATACCCCAGAATCGGATGGCCCTGGGTTATAATATCCGCCGCTCCTTAGTTTTCCGATCTCTCCCAGAGATGACGCTTCTGAATGCGGTGCCCGTGACCATCCCGTTCTACCGAGATCAGACTATTGAGATGCGGAATCTCACCGAATACTGGTATGCGGTGACCGAGGTGATGGGTGACGGGACGGAGAACTCACTGGGTGATCCGGTTTCCATGCAGTCATTTTTTACCCATTCGGCACGGCGGCATGAGACTATCTCGATTCCCCGGATTCTTCAGGAGTATGTGCGGCGGAAACTCCTGATCCTGGACAACGATGCGGAACGGGTGATGATTCTGATTCGGAAAACTGCCGGACCCAAATGCGGATGTTATTCCGAGACCTATGAACAGGGGAGGGTTTGCCCCCGGTGCTTTGGCATCGGCTACGAAGGCGGGTATGAGATTCTACGGGACATTCTGTTGCGTATTCTACCCCTGAACCAGAACGTGAAACTCAGTTCCTGGGGACTGGCCGTCCAATCTGCGCCTCCGGCGTGGCTTGCGGACTGGCCCCTGCTGAGGAACGGCGACGTGGTGATTCGGGCCGACGGTCTGAGATGGACCATCCGGGATTTAGCCCTGATCATCACCCAAGGTATCCTGACCGAGCAGACGATGCAACTGGACTTGGTGGACCCCTCGCATCCAGTCTATACCGTTCCTGTCCAGGGGGTAATCGAGGCCCTGCCCGAGGCCGTGACCCCGCCGTTTGGAGAACCCTGATGCTGGAATGCGTTCAATGCTGAAAATTAAAACGACTCTCCGGTCTGGCCTACCCCAGTCCGTGTCCGACATCGGGGGTTACTTCCTGGAAGTCTTGGCTTCGCGGTTGCAGGAGCCTCTGAGCCGCGTCCTGGCCGAGGGTCTGCCCCAGGCCCGGATAACCACGAAAGTCGAGCCTACGCGGGTTGGAGTGCGGCTGGTGGTCAGTCTGGACAACACCCAGGCACCGGGCCTTCCGACCTCGGGGATCAGGATCGTGCCATTCGCCCAAGCAAAGTCCGTGCCAATTCCGGGCCTGGAAAGCAGAATTCAGCAGATTGTTCGGAACATCGCGGAACAGTTTTTGGCCGATCCGACAGCCTCGGCACTCCAGGAAAGGGCACGGTGACCCTCGAAAAATTAGAGCAGGTTCTGGAGTTCGCCCATGAGGTGAACCAACGGTCTCGGGAGGCCGCGCTGGAGGCTCTCCGATCATTCTCCGGGACACAGCTTGGGAAGTTCCGAGAGAATGATGAAGCGGTGGCCGCGCTGACCGAGGCCCAGGAGAGCCTCGCGGCGGGGAATGAGGAACAGGCGGCTGAGGCGTTTCGGAAATTCCTGAAAACCCGATATGGATATCGGGAAGATGAACTGACGAAAATGAGCGAGGCTGAGCATCAGAGGTTTAAATTTTCGACAGCAGAAATCGCTACCTATTTCTCTGGTCGCCAGGGTCAAGAGACCGCACTGAATGATGGTTGGACCAAACTCGGAGCGACGTATCTGACTCAGATCAAACGGGCGCAGGATCACCTGCGGGACCTTCGAGTCCGGGCGATCCAGGGCAAAAAAAAGGAAGGCGCATCAGCGGAATTCGACCAGTCCGTGAGCGAGTTCAATCGGATCGCTGGTATGGCTGGATTGCCCGTGCTTCCGACCGACATCTGGTCCACCCTGGGTTTCATCAAAGACCAGTATGATTTTTGGAGATCGGAGTTACGGAACGCCTTCCAGGTCGCGGCAGCCGGAGGCTTTCAGATGGAGGATGTCGGCCAGTTTATGATCGAACTGGCGAATCAGAGGGCGGATTTCCCGTCCCTGGCCCAGGAAATAGACAAGGTGATGTTGAGTCTGAAACAAAGTCTGCCCCTGATATCTAATCCTCAATTACAGGAAGCGAATAAACATATCCGTCGGGCCTCCCTGTTACTCACCGATACGATGGGAAAGTTGGGCCAGGATACGGCAGACTTGGCGCGGATCACTAATAAAACCCCGGAAGATGTGCTGGCGGCGTTCCTGACTCTCCATGAAGCGGCGCGGCAGAGAAACGAGATTCCGGGCCAGAACGCGACGGACACGGTTCCCAGTCTGGCAGTGCTCCACCAAGCATTCGTGGACTTGACTAAGGAAGGCGCGAAATGGGGAATCGGCCTTGAAGAATCGATGTTCCTGACCACCCATTTCTCTCAGGAGATCAACAACGGATTGCTGAGCGTGCAGGATTTGATAAATTTGGCCAGTGCACTATCCCGAGTGCCACTGGGCATGGCCGGGGCCGTGGGCATGGACATGGTGAAAATGATGGGCGATGATCCGCATTATCGGACTCTGGTGGACGTATTAAAAACCCAGATGGGAAGTGTCATGGGTATGGACCGGATGATGCAGTATATCACGACCGGATCAATGGGTCTCGAAGAAGCGCGGAAGGAATTTCCCCAATTGACGCAGGAGAACATCCAGGAACTTCAGCGGGAACTTCTGGCGATGCGGAATCAATATGCGGAGATCAGAGGCGGACAGTTGGGTGGGTCTCCGGCTGAAAGACGGTATAATATTCTGATGATATTGAATCAGATGTTTGGCGTCAACACCGGGGGCACGGTCGAGCAACAAGAGGCGGCGAGGGGATTCGGCATCAGAGCCGAACCGATACCCAAACCCACACCCGGAGGATTGGCATACGCAGACTGGATCTATAGCCCGGCCCTAGATGCTTTGCAGAATGAAAATGAAAATCAAATCAAAGTATTAGCAGGTCATGCACAAGCCCTGCTGACCAGAATCAACGTATTTATCGCCACTCGTTTGGGCATCCAACCGCAAAAAGTTTCGGGCACGGATATAACTTACGCGACTCCGGGAATGACCACGGTTAATATCGGGGGACGATCTGTCGAAGTTAGTGAACAGATTGCACCAGCTCTCGAAAAGGTGAATCAACAGATGATCGCGGCTGGGTTGGGGCCTTTGCGGATCACCGAAGGCTATCGGACGCCCGAACGCCAGCAAGAATTATGGGGAAAATCCCAACGTGGCGAAATCGGTCAAGCCGCCCGCCCGGAAACATCTCTCCATCCTCGGGGCTTGGCGGTGGACATCGATCCCAGACAATATAAGATAGCCCAACCTTTTTTGAGAACCGCTGGATTGATCAATCCTTTACTTGGTGATCCTGGGCATTTTCAACCGAGTAATATACCATTACGATCCGCTCCGCCCACTTCGGCGGGCAACACGATCAATGTGCAGATCACGGTTCCGCCAGGAACCATATATGGAGATATCCCGGCCATAGCCGCCAGGGGAGCCGAAGCCGCGATCAAGGCAGCTTATCCGAGTGCGCAGTAATGACGGTTGTTAATACATTTGAGCAGGCGATAGAACTCGCATTCGCCATCAACGGTCAGGCGATGAGTGAGGCCGAGCAGGAACTTGAGCGGACGCGCAAGGTCATGTTGAAAAACGCCGAAGATTATTACGCCTCGATAGCCCAATATGGGGAACAGTTCTCGCGGAATCGGGAAGCCCTGAGTGCCCGGTATCTGGAAGAATATGGAAAGATGCTCCAGGGAAAAACGGACCTGGATGAGCGACAGGTAATGCTCATGGTCGAGATCGAACGGCAGAAATTGGGCAAGCTCCTGTCCGATGTCGAAGACTCCAATACTCAGATGCTTCGGGATGTCGAGGCTTTTCACGACCAGGAAGTGGCGGACCGGGAGAAAACGGTGGATCAGGTGGCCAAAGGTGAGGAAGGCGTGGCGGAGATCATCGAGGACGCGAAAGACCCGCTGAAAGCCAAACCGGACGAGGGCGATACCAAGAAGTCCGAACTGATGGCCTCGATGGATAAAGGCCGGGCTTTTTTATCCAGCATCGGATTTCCATTGGGAGCCATGACCATCATGGACCTGGCGAAGTTCACGCTCGCAGTCTATGACAAACATCTGAAGGAGACCAGGGTGGATTTCCAACTGGCGGCGGCCAGTGGCAGACTATTGAGGGGAACTCCGTATGACATGACGGCCTATACGGAGAGCATCCGGCAGACCAAGATGAGATTTCCCACTATCAAAGAAGAGATAGACCAGATCGCAGTGAGTCTCCAACAGGCGATACCCGGAATGACAACGTGGGAACTCGAAGGAGTGCTGAGGGGCGTCTTGGCACTCCATTTTTTCACCGGGGAATCGATGGCGAATCTGGCGCAGGAAATGGGATCGATGCACCGGAGACTCGGGGTTTCGGTTGATCAACTGGCGGCCCAATTACTCCAGGCAGTGAGTCTCGGGCGGTTCTATGCGGAGACGAATAAATTAAACCTGGACATCCCGAAATTCGTGCAGAACGTCGCGGGGCTGGCGGATCAGAATCGGCTGTGGAATCTGGGCATGACCGATGCCGGAGCCTGGGTATTCAGGTTCGGCAAAGAACTGGATAAGGGAATCGTTTCTCTCCAGGACGTGGCGACCATCGCCTTGGGCTATTCCAAACAGGGGCCGACCCAGACGGCCTTCTGGGGCCAGCAAGCGTTGCAGGCGATTCAGAACAGACCGGGATTTGCGGAACTTCAATCCGTGTTATCCCAGGCTCATGGCGATGCGTTCACGATGGATTTGATGGTCAGAACCATAGGTCAAAAAAGTGCCGGGGGTTATGCGGAACTACAGAGAATGGGAATCCGGGTGAATCCAGCCCAGAGGGAAGTCCTGGAACATCAACTCCAACTGGCGATGATGGCCGGGCTGGACATGATAATTCCCCACGGTGACCCGTCGACGGAAATGGCCCTGAGACAGGAAATGGAAGAGACTCAGAATTGGCTTCCGAAGTTGCCTATCGGAGTCGCGGCCCAAGCGATGGCGGCCCAGCGCGGAGCCGGGGCGATGCCGACTACTGAAGAGATGAAAGCGAAGTTAAAAAATTATACGGATGACCATATTGAATTTGAAAAACGTACACTGGGTGTCATGCAAATAACGGAAAGCATCGTGGATCAGGGATTTACCGTGATGGTGTATACAGCGGTGAGTTGGTGGGGTAAGTTATTTGGCACCGACGCGCAAGCTGAACAACGGACGATAGAGCACGGGAAGGACATTGCGGCGATCACAGCTATAGAAAGTGGAGCGGGAACACCCGAACAGATAGCTCGGGCTGAACATCTGATTACCACGCCCGTTCAACAACAGATAGAAGCTGGATTTTCTCCTTTCGTGAGTCCCTTTGACCCGTTTCGTCCTGAACATATTTTAGATCAACAGAGACGAGCGCAGGAAGCGATAGAGGCGCGGGATATTGCACGGGGAACGCATCCTGACCAGATGTTTATCGACATCGTGGGAGACCTGATTAGCTTCCCGGATAAACTGGGGCAGGCATTGAACGGAACATCGGGAATCAGAGAATGAAAACCAGACTCACTTCCTCGTTTCAAGAAGTATTCGATCTGGCGGTCGAGACCCGGGAGATGTCGGAGTCCGAGTTAAAGCGGAGATTCCCCGATAGTGCCAAGCAAGACGCCCTGACTGCCAGTATCGAGTTTCCGACCCAGGCTGATCGAGTAGTGGAAGACATTGCCCAGGCAGGCCAATCGTGGTTGGGCCAGATGACGGAAATCTATCAGGGCTTCCGGTCTGATCTGGCAGAGATGGGCCTGAAAACCGAACGGCAGGCTCTCGACGGCTGGGCCGCGTTTGGAGAATCGGTTAGGCGATCATTCTCCGAAGCCGTGGAAGCGACGAAACGGTATTACCAGGAATTGATAGAAAAAATCCGGTTCGATATGTCGCGGCCAGATCAGGCTTTTGATCGGAAGGACTTAACTCGGCCTCGGGGACTGATGCTCGCGGGTCAGGATTTTGAGCGTGCCGCATCGTCCCTGGGACTCGAAACCCAGTTTATGAGTATGAGCGGGATGTTACTGGCCCTGAATGCCGCCGGAGATCAGGTATTGAAAGACCGGAGGGCCGCTTACAAGTCTATGGCCTCGGGCATGGGATTTCCGGTTCAGGGCATGGAAAGTGAAAGACCGGACTACGATGCTCGGGGCCAGATCAATGCTTATCTGGATGAAGTCCGGTTACTCCGGGTCAAATATCCGTCAATGGCCGAAGAATTCGGCGGAGCGATGATGACCTTGAGACAGAATCTGCCGATCTCAGAACAGGACCAGCAGGACTTGGGCCGGGATTTGGCGGATACCCGGCGAGCCGCGATTTTCCTCGGGAAATCTCTCTCGGACTCGACCAATCTGATTAGCCAATCCAGTAGATTATTCGACCAGACGACGGAACAGACGGTGGCGAGTCTCAGGATGTTCACGGATATCGGGTTATTCTATTCTCGGATTTCCGGGGTTCAGATCGACATCGAGGAATTCCGCCAGCGCATCTTGAAACTTCAGGAGATTGGTCTATACTTCCATCTGACCCAAGGAGAGTCCGCGCAGACGGTGTTGAACTTTGCCAAATATCTTGACCGAGCCGTGATGAACCTTCAGGACTTGGAGATGATGCTCGCAGGTATGGGCAAGGGCGATCTCGGAGCTTCGGCGGGACTCGCGGAATTGATGATCCGAAATCTCGAAGGAACGGGCGAATACCAGGAAATTCTGCGACTGTTGAAAACCGGGAAGTCCCCGACCGAGCGCGGAAGACTGCTCCAAAGCATTGTCCAGCGGTGGACAGGAGGCTATGAGGAACTGGGGATAAAAATAGACCAAGCCCAAGCTGACCAGATAGGTCAGTTATTTCACGACGCATTCCGATTCGTCATGCGCCAGGAATCCGCGAGGATGGGGGGGGATATCCATACTCAGCGGATGTGGGAAGAACAGTTATGGGCCTTGGCCGGGGCATTGAACATCCAGCGACAGATTTATGTCCGTCGGGCTATCATCGAAGGTCGGGAACCGGACATACCACCAGAGTTACAGAATCTGGACATGGCGGAGTGGATGCGCCAGTATATGGAGACCCTACCTGCGTGGCGCACCCGAACGGACAAGATTCAGAGCCTGATGGAGGACGTGGCGGGGAAGATCAATCAGGCGACTAAAGCCATATTTCAGGAAGAAGTAGATTGGCGGCGGGGGATTTCCCCGACTGAGATAGTTAATTTAATCAAGAAGGAAGGTCTGACGTGGCAAACCATAGAAAAAATGAACAGGGCGCGTCCAGCGGCATCCGCCCAATACTTGTCGTCCCCAAATATCTTTCCGGGATTGGCCAACGAACCAGCATCCTCCGCACATGAAGAATCAGGATGGCTACCGGCGAATGCTCCGATAATCCAGATTTGGAAACTCATAATCCGCAAGGGCAATCCGCCCTTGCCCATAAATGATACTTCGGGAATCACGGGAACTCAATAATGGGAAATTTCGACATACCTTTGGCTAACCGCCGGGGCACCCCCCAGGGCGAAGCGACGAGTCCCTTGGGTCAGGCTCAATCCGTGCTGAGTGTGATTAGCAGTCTGGCCGGAACTTCGACATCCCTGCCCTTTGTCGAGCGGTTAATGACCTTTGCCGGAATATCCAACAATCCGAATCAGCCCGTGGAATCCCAAGTTCAGCAGTTCACTTTTCAGATCAATCCCCAAAGGTTAAGGCGATCCAGGAGAAAAATCCAGTCCTCGATCTTCTTGGGCAAAGAACCCGCGCAGGCGGCGAATCCTTTCGCCTCCTCCTATGATTACCACTACCAGAATCTGCAATTCGAGAATTTCCAATACGATGGTGTGACTCCCGCTTTTTCTCCGATGGCCACGCAGAATGTTCCAATGGGCGGAACCTCGGAAGAGCAGTGGCAGGACTACACTGTATCCCCGGGCTGGCAATGGTTTTTGCAATTCCGGGACTTCTTCGATGAGTTCGCGGATACAATGATCGTGATGAAGTATCTCAATGCGTTTTATGTCGGAGTTCTGGACGATCTGAGGTTTACCCGGGATGCCCAAGCTCCGTTCAATATCGCTTATTCATTCACATTCCGATCTTTTTTCGATTATGAACTTCTGATCTCGGTCACGCCCCTGGACATGGTGTTCAATCCCGATGCCGGGGGCATCAATCCTTCGACAGCTCGGGCGCGGGGCGAACTGATTCGGCGTTTCATAGTCCGACCCCTGAATCCCGAACTGAATCCCGTTTCCCAGGCTCCGGTGCATGAGATACCGGCCACAAGCCGAATTACCTTCGTGGATTACCTGGCTATAACCGAGCGGGATAAGGGAGGACGCCGTGGTTGATTTCGGCATCCCTGGCGGACTGGCTTACCTGACCACGCGCAAGCATCCGTGGGTCCTGACCCCGACCTCGTGGTTATTCCAGACCTCGATAGTGACCCAGGCGAACATGAACTCGTTTGGGGACTGGGGTGGAATTCGATCTTCGAGAGTCTCGGGTTTTTTGTTCCGAATCAATCCCGTTCGAGCCGAATTCTCGCAGTCGAAAATGCGGACATTGGAACTGGTGAAGTCCGGTTATCAGAACATTTACTGGTATAACAAATCCCTGATGATCAACCTCTCGGGCACCACTGGCGCATTCGGACCGATACCAGCAGGCGGTATTTTCTTCGATCTCCAAGCATTAAATCAGTTATCTCTATTCGGTGATCCGCTAGTGGGATTCCGTAAGAGCGGAGGCAGTTTCGACATCACGCGATCCGAAGCCTGGGCCAGTTTTCAGAAATTGCGTCAGGTTTTTCTGGCTCAGACTTCGGAACTGTATGCGCTATTTACCGATGATTCCTATACTTACTTCGGGTCCGTCCAGGACTTCCAATTTGGGCAGGATGCGAATGATCCGTTCCAGATCAAATATTCATTTATGATGGAGTCGTTTGCTTGGTCTCGGATTAACCAGAAAATGGTCTCGACCTCGATAGGTCAGGACAGCCTCAGATTCTCGATGGATTTCAGGCCAATCCCGATAGAGACCGCACCTGGGTCGTTGTTTTACCATTACCGAAATTACGAGAGTGGGCAACCATCATGAGCACGCCGTTTCCGAAAGTTCGTGGACCCCAGCAAGATCGCTGGGGGATCATTCCCCAGACCGAGGGATACCAACCTCGGGCACGGATATGGGTGCAATGTATTCGATGGTCGGATGCGGCTCGGGATTTCATCACCGTGCCGAATGATTTGGTGGTGGAAATCCGGGACTGGTCTTCATGGAACATATCGCGGTCCCTCAATGGTGAAGGGACGATGACCGTGACCCTGCCCAATCCCCGAGATAAGTATTACCGGATACGGGGTAATCGCACGGAATTCCGGTCGAATGACCAGACAGGCAAGGGCGAAATTCTGCAAGCGCATTTGAATAACCTGATATCAGTATGTCTCCCGGACATCAATCCCCGCAACCCCGAGAAACTCGCTAGTTCGTTTGAAGCATACAAACAGCGGTGGTTGAATTGGATATGGAGACCTGGTATCGGCCCTCATTCCGGTGTCGAAGGCCGGGCCTTTTTTCGAGATCAGGCGGGGAACACCGGATTGGGGCTGATGCAACGGATATTTCTCGACATCCAGGGAGAGGACGGCCTGTGGTATGCGGGCTTCAGTGGGATCATCTCCAAGATCGACGATAGTTATCAGGTGGAAGGCGAACCGACACTGGTGCTCGCGTGCAAGGATATGCTGAGATTATTTTCCATGAGCGAAATTCTGACCACGGCGGCGGTCTGGACTCTGTTGATACCGGAAATCCAGCAGAGACAAAATGCGGATGCGAGTCCTGCGTGGTCGAATATCCTGGCCACGGAAAAGGCGAGCGATCTGATTGTCCGGGTCAGTAAGATCGTCCAGGAAACCTATTGTTATCCAGCGGCATTGCTTGCGGCCCAAGATTTGGCAGTCGAGTTGGCTTTCAGTGAAGATCATTTCTGGTTCAAAGAGAACTTCTGGGATTTCGGAGAAGCATCAACGGAATCGATTGCCCTGTATGAAACTCCGCCGTCATCCCTATTCGATCTACCCGGAGCGGAACCTGCGGTGCCGATACCGACTGGAGGGATGCAGACGATCCGCCGATACGATGGTGTGCCGTATGATGGCGCGGATTGCCTGCGGCGTATCCGGGGTAAAACTCCAGGCGCGGGCATCGATGAGGAAACGACGCTGGATATGTTGCGGGCCAATATCTGGATCGATGCGTATGCCAGGGAATCCCAAGAGACTCACATTTATCAACAGGCAATCAAGTCGGTGTTCGATCTGTTCCAACCTCAAAAAACGCGGGCCGATGCGATCTGCCGCCGGGTTGCCGAATTCACCTATTCCGACTGGTTCGCCACGACCAATGGCGACATCGTGTATCAAGCGACGAAGTTGAATAACATTCCAGGTTCGATTGCAACTGTAACGCGAGAAGTTCCGGTTGACCGAACTAAGCCGTCAGCCAAAAAGAGAATCTTGGGACGCAAACCCATGTCATTGGCCCGACCGATTATCAGTCCTGAAATCAGCTATGACTTTTCTCCAGCCCCGGAATATATGCCAGTCAAGGCCCATCGGCTGAATTACGTGATTACCGATTTTACACTCAAGGGTTGGACACTCTCGGAATCTGAAGAAACGATTTTCAATTTCGTCCAGGCTCCAGCGGGATTTGAAATGGAAGTGCCGAGCGGACCCATCCTGAATGTCACGGTTCTGACCGGCGTAGCGGGGAATTCGGAATCCCAATGGCGATATGGAGTCCGACTCGTCGAATCATCGAGAATTTACAACAACACCCTACTGAGCGGAAAGGATCAGAAGGGAATTTCCATCGGTAGACCTTTGCTGGACTTGATCGCCCAACTATTACTCGTGAAACTCCAATATCGAGCCGACACGGGAACCGTCCACTTACGGAATCGCCCGGACCTGGATTTGGGTAAGACCCTGCTTCTGTTTGAGCGTCAGAAACTCGGTTACATTGATAGTCTGAGCCTGACGCTGACCAAGGGTCAATCTATTTCCGTGACCCTTGGTTTGACCTATGTTCACGATCTGTCCGATGCGGTGCCGAATCCGTGGGTCATCGTGAGAGAGCAGTTTCCAGCACGGACGGAAGATATTGTATCCACCCCACCCTCTGCTCAGGTGTCTGCTGGTGGGCCGATACTGGGAGGTGCTGGTCAATGAGCACGTTCATGCCAGATTTCTGGTTCAAAAGTTTCGGTTCCCGATTCTGTCTGGGAAAAGTCCAGGACTATTCTTACGTAAAAAACGAAGACGGGACGGACACCCTGGACGAGGCAGGGAACCGGATTTACACCGGGAAAGTCATGGTGACCATCGGGGATCGGATCGGCCAGCAGATCGAGGTTCCGATCTGCTTTGCTTCGGTCGGGAATTCGATGTTCGCCGGAGGTCTGCCCGAAAAAGGCGCGATCTGTCTCGTGGGATTCCGCGAGAACAACCTGCCGGTGATCGTCTCCTTTTTGCCTCATTCCCTGGATCAGCTATTCACCACGCGCCAGGAAATTCCCAATCTCCAACCTGGAGAGTTCCTGATCCAGAGTTCGGATACGTGCAATCAGACGAGCATCGAGGACAACGACATCCTGGGTCCCTCGGCTTCAGCGGCTCCTCAATACTATTCTGGAGCGCGGGTGTTGTGGGATAAGTATGGACGGTTGATTGTTAAGGCTCGGGGGTTCGAGTGCATTTACGGACCGATACTCAGCGACGAATACACACCGAATGTGAAAATGGTCCGAGATACACTAACTGGTCAGGTCATGTTTTTCCGGGAACGTCTGATCGGCGGAGCCGTGGAACGCCGAGTGGATCAGCAGGGCAATGAGGTTCGATATAATGCGAAAGATCTGCACCAGATCATTGATGGGATATTCGACTGCCAGGCTCTGACCTGGAATTTGACGGTCAGAAAATCGTGCCGGATTCAGGATCGGCACGGGAATCTCATCGAGATCACGGACGAGGGAGATGTGAATGTGGTCTCGGCCCAGGGCAATGTCTCAGTGCGTAGTGGCGGGTCCATCCATATCGAATCCCAGGGGAATATCGAGCAACTGGCGATCAGGGACATCATCCAGGCGGCGGGCGGAAGCCTGGACGTGACCATCGCGGGAAATGTCATGGAAGTCGCGGGTGGGAACATCAAGATTCAAGCTGGAGGCGCATTGCTTCTTGGCGGAGCCACAGTTGCTTTGACGGGCGGTCTGGCTGGAGGCATATCCCAAGCCGTTTTCATGGGCGATCAGAACGAGACGATTATCGGAGCTAGGCAGACCCAGGTGGGCCAGTGGACGATCACTGGTCCAGTGATTATCACCACGTCCCTGATGGTCGGAGCCGGAGTGCCATTGGTAAAGGCCAGTTTTTTGGCTCGGTATTTGGCGCACACGCACAACGGAATGGTTCCCCCGATTGGCCCAACTGATCCGGGTTTTATCCTTCCCGGAGACCCCCTATACCAGACGACTCAATTTTTTGGGAGTTAAAAAGTGCTTGACAAGCATGGACAGAAGGTCTATACTATAACAGAAGAGATTCCAGGCCCTTGGCTTGAGCCGAGGGGTAGATTGGATTAGAATAGATCATGCGTCGCACTTTCAAATATCGTGCTCGGCTGAGTCGGAAGACCGAAGTCAACGCCCTGTGTTGGCTTGGGTTGTGCCGCACTTTGTATAATCTGACTCTGGAACAGCGGATCATCAACTACCGCGAGTTCCAGCATTCGACCACGGCTTTTGAACAGATGCGGCAATTACGGGAACTGAAAGACCAATATCCAGAATTCAAAGTCGTGTATTCCCATACCCTGCAAGATGTGATTAAGCGGGTGGATCGGGCGTTCAATCTATTCTTTTCCAGATGCAAGGCCCATAAGGAAAAGGCAGGATTTCCTCGTTATCGAGGTGCAGATCGCTACGATTCATTCACTCTGGATTACATCGCGGGCTGGAAGCTCAATGGCAAGAATTTGAACATCCGGGGTGTCGGCGTTTTCAAACTCCACCTCTCGCGTCCGATCCAGGGTCAGATCAAAACGGTAACGATCAAACGGTCGCCGACTGGCCGATGGTATGCTTATTTTTCGTGCGACGATGTGCCGAAGCGCGAGTTCAAACCCACGAATCGGGAGGTCGGGATCGACGTGGGGCTGAAAAACTTTGCCGTGGACAGCGACGGGAAGGTCACGGAAAATCCGAGGTTTCTTCGTAAGTCGCAGAAACTTCTGGCTGACCGTCAACGGCGGCTCCAGACCAAGCAGCGTGGCTCGAACAACCGCCAAAAGTCCAAGCTGATCGTAGCCAAGACCCACGAACACATCCATAATCAGCGCGAGGATTTTCTGCACAAAACCGCGAACCATTACATACAAAACTACAATCGCATTTTCATCGAAGATTTGGAAGTCATCAACCTGATCGAAAATGGCAAAACGAAACTCTCGAAGTCCATCACTGATGCGTCATGGGGTCTGTTCCTTGGTATGCTTCAGGCGAAAGCGGAGGAAGCTGCGCATGAGGTAATCAAAGTCAACCCCCGAGGAACTTCGCAAATCTGCTCCCAATGCGGCGAGCGAGTTCCCAAGACGCTGGCGGATCGCGTCCATTCCTGTCCAAATTGTGGACTCACGGTGGATCGGGACTTCAATGCAAGTTTGAATATTTTGAGGCTCGGGCAGAGCCGTTTGGAGGCATCATGCCTCTGAAGAATCTCCCGGCTTCAGCCGTGGGAGAGTGTCAAAAGCCGCAAAATAATGGCGATAATGAAACTGGACCAACATGGTCGACGGTGGGGGTCAGTCCGACCATCGTAGGGGAGTTGACGCGGGTGCGGAATTCGTTGGTAGAGGAGATGCGGAAGCGGATGGAAGATCAAGCTCGGCGGTTCGAGTCCCTGATTCGGGCAGTCCAAGAAACCCAAAAGTCCGAGGCGGATCGTGGTTGACTGGGCGGGCCAAGATGTTTCCCGGCTC